CAGAAGTTATTGTTATTGATCCAGAAATAATTACTCCAGATGATCCAAGATTTCCAGACGAGGCAATTCCAACACCATCGGAAGAAACAAATGATTTAATAAAACAACTTTCTGATCTTACAAGTAAGGATACATTAACTAAATTAACTCCAGAGCAAAAGGTTGCAGTAGCACAAACACTTGGTATCAAACCAGCAGAAATTGCAATAGTGGCAAACCTTGCAAAATCAAATGAGTCAGTTGCTGAAGCGCTTGCTACATTTTCTGAAAAATCTGCGGAAAATGCAAATGCTCCTATGCCTTATACATTAGCAGATGCTATTACTGAGGTACAGGCTGATAAGTTTTTGTCAGATCCAATAGGTGCATTAACAAATATAGATTTAGAAAAGGTTCTTAGTCCATCTGAATGGGGTAAGGATATGACGGATGATCAAAGAGAAAAGGTTCAGGAAGTGATTATTCCTGTTATCTTGGTAGGAAATATAGTTAATTCAGTTATGTCACTAAGGAGGTTATAATATGAACATGATTAAAAGGATAGTTAAGGGTTTACTAAAGTGGTTTAAGGCTGCTATTATTGAGAGCATAGCCCAGGTCTTTACTATACTTGGTTTCTTTATTGCTTGGCTCACCCTTACAGGTACCGCCCAGCAGGTCGTGGGGGTAGCCACATTAATATCAATAGCCCTATGGCTTATCACCATCCCTCTTCGTGAAGATAAAGAATAATATATTGGTATAATGCATATATGCGTACGCTTCGTATTTTTTTATCGTGTATACTTGTATTAGGTCTTAGTAGTTGTAACTATGACGGTGGTTATCGTTATTCCTGCCAAGATCCAGCAAATTGGGAACTTAAAGAGTGTAATCCGCCAATATGTGAAGCCTCTGGAACTTGTTCAAGAGATTTAGTAGGTAAGACGGTATGGGATGATTACCAGAACGGAAAGAAAAATGGCTAAAGAAAGACTAACACCAGCAGAGTTGGATGCTCGTTTAAAGTTTATTTTAGGTTGCACACTTGGTGCAATTCTTTTATTCACAGCACTTGGAATTTTATATGGTTTGTTGTTTGTTACACAACCAGTCGGAGCACAATCAGAAAATGATAAGATGTTCTTCAATGTGCTTGGATCAGTTGCAACTTTTATTACAGGAACATTAGCGGGATTATTAATTGGTCAGTCTGGTGCTAAAGATATTATGAAAGCACAAATAGATAATAAAGAAGTTGATGCTAAAAATACACAAGCAGACAAGAAACTTGAGTCTGAAATTAGAATGGCAGAAGATAAACTTGATGCAGAACTTGCAGAAACATATGCAAGGCTTGCTGCAAAACCAGATGGAGCAGTTCCAGCAGAACATCCAGTAGATACAGAATGGGATAAAAAGTAATCATGGCAGATAATTTTCCAGTACCACCAGTAGATAAACATCAACCAGGAACAGTTGGCAGATTTATTCAGGTTGCTAAATCACAAGTTGGATATATTGAGGGTCCAAAAGATAACGAAACAAAGTATGGTGCATATACAAAGGCTAACTTTCAACCTTGGTGCGGATCATTTGTTAATTGGTGTGCTAATGAAGCAGGAGTAAAAGTTCCAAACACAGTTTTTACACCCAATGGTGCAGCAGCATTTAAAAAGGCTGGATCATGGATTGATGGAGATGTTGCAGATCCAGAACCAGGAGATATTGCATATTTTGATTTTCCAAATGATGGTGCAGATAGAATCTCACATGTTGGTATTGTAATTGAAGATAACGAAGATGGAACTGTCTGGTGTATTGAAGGTAATACAACTGGAGATGGTAAAAAAGGTAGTCAAAGAAACGGTGGAGAAGCCTGCAAAAAACTTCGTGCATATAAGAAAAATAAAGCCAATGTAATGATTTCTATAGTTGGTTTTGGTCGTCCCAAGTTTGGCGGGGCAGCAGCAAAACCTGCTGAAAAATCTACAGCAACTACTAATAAAACAGTTAAACCAAAGACCTGTCCAACATGTGGACAAGAAGTCAAGAAGTAGTTGACAAAACATTTTTTAATTGATATACTGATATAAACGATCAGAAAGGCTACCATGACTTGTATAGCAGTTGTGCGTGATAAAGTAAATAATAAACTATGGATGGCAGGAGATCGTGGTGTCTCTGATGACAATGTAATTAATGTTTCATCAAGTCCTAAGATTTGGAAAAAAGAAGGATACTTATTTGGGTATGCTGGATCCATGGATGGAGATAGGATAAAACATTTATTTGTACCGCCAGTTTTTGAGGGTCGTGGCAGTATTGATAAATTTATGTATAGTAAATTTTTAAAAGCACTTCGTAATTTTTATGAAGGTTGGTGGGTTGATACCTCTCCATCATCAGATTTTGGAATGCTTATATGTGTTCGTGGAAAAATATATGAACACAACGCAGGAGACATGTCGTTGACACAATATGAACAAGATTATCTTGCTATGGGTTCTGGTTCAGACTTAGCATTAGGATCATTATATTCAACACAAAAACAAAAAGATGCAAGAAAAAGAGCGGTACTTGCAGTAAATGCTGCTATTAATCACTCAATGTCTTGTAAAGGTCCTATTGACATTCTAAGCATTTAAAGGTATACTAAATATATGAATCATATGGGTATGGAAGACCTGTCTCCAGAGGAACAGGAGTTTGGTGTTTGGTTAACTAATGGCATCGAAAGAGGATGGATTAGTGATCCCTACTGTCACACACATGATGGTGGCTATCAATATATGAGTGAAGAAGAAATAGAAGAATGGGAAGCAGGAGGCGACCCATGCGAACATGTAGTAAGAATATTCATCTAACAGAAAGGTAACACAATGAAAAAAATACTAATAACAATACTAACAGCACTAACTATTTTTGCACCTATGCAAATTGCAAAGGCAGCAGATGAAAGAGTTGTGGCAATTATTGATACAGCCATTGACTCAAATCAATTTCCTTCAATTATTTATGAGGCATGCTTTACAGACAATAAGTCATGTCTAAATAAAACTAATTTTATGGAGGGTAAAGGATCTGCCAACTCTCCCGTATGGGCAACATCTACAAACTTTTCTCATCCAATATATCACGGACTAAAAATGGTTACGGCATCAATAAAAACTAATTCAAATATTAAGATTGTTTTTGTTAGAATTGCCAATGTAACTTCGACAGGTGGAACTTTAAATTCTGGAGCAAGTCTTTCTAATGCTATGGATTGGGTATCTAAAAATGCATCTAAATATAGTATTGATGCTGTTTCCGTAAGTCAGTCAAGAGTTAATTGGACAACATGTCCTACAGATTTGATTATATCTAATTCAATTAAATCTTTAGAAAGCCAAAATGTGCCAACATTTATTGCTACAGGTAACGATAGCCTTAAAGATAAAGTTGGTTTTCCAGCATGTGTTCAAGGTGCAGTTGGTGTAGGCGCTATGACACTTGATGGAAGTATGCTGCAGGCAGTTACAAATTCAGGTCCAGGCCTTGATGTTGTTGCAGTTGGAGATATTAGAAAAGCACTTAATAATACATATGATATTTCTGGAACATCGGTTGCAACTTCTGTAGCAGCAACAACATATGTTGGACAAACAAGTTTGTTTGCTCAGTTTATTTCTGGGCTTACTAAGTTTCTAACATATCCATTCATTAAGTAATTATAAAAATCCTGGGCATGATTAAAAACTGCCCAATAATGATATAATATACATAGGAGGAACTATGGAATCTACTAAAAGAACATTGCTAAAAACCGCAAGTTGGGAAACATTTCACCTTGTTGGAGTTGCTGGAGTAATTTATTTATTTACTGGCGAATGGGAATATGCAAGCCTTGGAGCACTTCTTTATATTGGTTGGGAAGCACTAGGATATTTTATCCATGAAAGAGTTTGGGCCAAATTTGGCAAAGGAGTAAAGTAATGAGAATTAAAATAATCAAGTTTGTTGTTAAGATACTTGGCTATGAGTGGTCTGGAGATGAACTAAACCTACCAGTCTGGCAAGTAAAGGCTAAGAAAAAGAAGTAAAGGCTATGCCAGCATACGAATATGACTGCATGGCTTGTGCTATGCGATACACCAAAGTTAGAAGCATGAACGAAGAAGATCCAGGGTATAAATGTGATACTTGCAATAAGGACTTAGTTCGTGTATACTCTAATGTAGGAGTCACATTCAATGGCTCTGGATTTTATAAAACTGACAATAGAAAGGTATAATATGTTTAGTATGTTGAAGTCTAAGGAAGAAGAAAAGGTATGGCTTCTTGATGCCAGGGATAGATGCGATAGATGTAGCGCTCAGGCCTATGTAAAGGTCTTGGGTAAAAATGGTTCAGATTTATTGTTCTGTGGGCACCATTATGATAAGGCATTGGACAATGCTATTGGCTACGATAACATGATGAAGTATATGGAAAGTGTTATTGATGAAAGAGAGAGACTTCAGGAAAACAGAACGATTGGTAGCGAAAACTAATCATGAATATTTTGGGTAAAGAGTACAGTGGTGTTTTGCATATTCATATACCCAAAACTGCTGGATCATCTATTATAAAAATATTAAAAGACAACAATCTTGATAATTGGAAAAGAGGATATCCAAGACATCATGATCCATATTTTTATATGCAAAAAGAAAACAACATAGATGATAAAGTATTTTCTTTTGCTGTTGTAAGAAATCCATACACTAGAACGTATAGTTCTTATCATCAATATAATAAAGCAAACAAGACTAATATATCTTTTATGGAATATTTAAATAATATTTTAGAAAAAAGAATATCAGAAATTAGCCCTTTGCTCCACCTACCAATGGCCTGGTATATTACTGATGCACAAAATAATATCCAGGTAACAAAAGTTTATAGGTTTGAAAATATAAAAGAACTAGAACAAGATCTAAATTGGGAACTAGGCTTCCATCATATTGGTAACTATACTAAAGAGATGTATGTTGAAGAATATACTGATGTTGCTATAGATATTGTTAGAAAATTTTATGCCCTTGATTTTTCAATCTTTGGCTATTCAACTGATTTTGCAAAAACATTGGAGTAAAAATGAGAAAAACAGAAGAAGATTTTAATGTTAAAAAACATGCACAATATGATGTAACAGAACTTAATAACTATATTAGTAATTTTTCAGATGAGTGGATGATCGATACAAGTAGACAGAAAAGGCCAAACACTCCACATAAGCATACCAATACCTACAATGTGTACACTAGTAGTATACAGTGGAAGCATGGGCAAAAGTTTATAACCAATAAGATTTCTAATGATGAAAAATTGCTTGAATTATTAGAACCTATCTTGCAAGATTTAGAAAGAATTCATAATGGTATTAGGGGAAATGTTTTATTAATTAAACTACCAGCAGGAGAAGATGTAGCATTACATGAAGATGCTGGCGACTACTTAATGTTAGCAAGAAGAAACCATGTACCAATTATTACATCTGGAAATGTGGTTTTTGGGGTGGGGTCTGAAAGAGTTAATATGCAAATGGGCGAATGTTGGGAAATAAATAATCATAGGTTTCATTGGGTAGACAATAATAGTGACATCGACAGAGTACACCTATTGGTTGATATAATGCCTAACGAAGAATTAATTTAATATATAAAGGAGAAAACTATGTATGAATATAGAGTAAAAAAGGTAACTGGAGTTGTTGATGGAGACACGATAGATGTCGATATTGATCTTGGCTTTAATGTTTCATTTTCTCAGCGAGTCAGACTTGCTGGAATTGATACCCCAGAGTCAAGAACTTCAGATAAGTTTGAAAAAACTTTAGGTATTGAGGCAAAAGAGTACTTGAAATATAAGTTAAAAGATGCTAAACTTGTAGTAATCAAAACAGAAAAACCAGACTCTTCAGAAAAGTATGGTCGTATTTTAGGATGGCTATATGTTGATGGAGATACTGTTTCTGTTAATGATCATATGATCGAAGATGGTTATGCTTGGGGTTATCTTGGAGAGACCAAGGTAAAGGATTTTGCTGCACTTGCTGCACAAAGAAAGAAGTCTGGGAAATAGTGAATGCAAAAAATGATGCACTTGTAGAACATCTTTTGTTACAAAATGCTATAGAGATTGCTGATATTGATTTGAATACTGGCAAGACATATTATAAGATAACAGATAAACTACAAGAAATTGCTCCACATATTTATGCAGAGTTAGAAGATCAATTTAAGGATCATTTGTTTAGATTAGACAAGCGTGGTCCAAAAGCCATGCTATGGAGATTGGGAGAATAAAATGAATTTAGATGATTTAATATTGAGTGGTGCTATTGAGCCAGCAGGCGTAGATCCAGATACTGGAGAATTACTATACAATTTTACTGACAAGTTAAAATATGTTAGTCCAGTTCTAGCAAGAGAGGCAGCAAATATGTTTGACTCTCATATAATGAAGTTGTGGGAACTAGGTATGGTTAGCATGAATGTAATGGCTGAAAATCCAGTGGTTACATTGACTAAAAAGGCTTTTGATCCAGAACTAATTAAATCTCTTGATGAAGATATTTTACATACATTAAGAGAAGTTAAGAGACATCTTTCAAGACAGTAGTATAATAGTGGTATGAAGTACTATATTGGATTTCTTTTTTCATTTTTCCTCGTCTACATAGTCTCAAAACTTCAATCAAAATATAATATTTTTAATGAGTTTAATGAAACTAGCAGAAAGACACAAAGTCATAAACTTTTTCTTAGGTCAGCCCTGGATAAACAGCCAGGAATTGAGAAGCCTAAGCAAGAAACTCAGGCACAAAAGCATGAGAAAAAGACTAGGATTAAGGTAATTATTATGGATGATCAGGCATACTGGGTTAAAGATAATGTTTTTTATACCGCCGATATGTCTGGAGAAATAGTGGATAAAGAAACTACAAGAGTAGTTGACACAATGACCATGAGTAAGGTACAATTAGATAAGATGATATTCATAATGGATCGTCTACGAGAAGGGAACTTAAATGATAGTGGGGGTACAGGGAACTAGTAGTTTTGAAGACTACCAGGTTTTCCTCCGTGCTATGGGCGTAGCCCTGTCAAGCATGCCAGTAGATGACGAGTACTTCTATATCTATTCGGCTGGACCAGCAAATGTAAATAAGATGGTTATGGAGTTTACCAATGTTTCTGAAAAGGGCATGAAGTCTCGTGGTAAAAAAATTAAAATGTTTAAAGTAGCACCATCGTGGCTTGCAGAAAATTTTTCAGAAATTAATTATTTTGTTTATCTTTCTAAGCCAAAAGAAAATAATTCAAAATTAGTAGCACAGGCACAATTAAATAATGTTGAAGTGGGAATATTTAAATACTAGGAGAGATATGATTATACAAACATTAGAGCAAATGGAAGCGGTAGTTGCAAAAAGCAAGGAACTATATTGGGATGGCTGGACAGTTATTCATCGATATAGATCTGATAAGGCTAAGACTTCCAAGCATGGCGTATACTTCAAGGGTAATTGGTATATGTCTAAAAGATTCGAACCAAGTAGGAATGGCTGGGATATTCCAGAAAGGTTCGTGCTAGGACATGCACAAACTTAAATGGAAAGATCAGGCATCGTGCCTTGATTATGATACAAATTTATTTTTTGATAAGTATGAAGAAGACATTTCTTTAAGGCCTGCAATAGACTTACTATGTCTAAAGTGTCCAGTATCAAAAACTTGTTTTGCTGTAGGGGTATCAAGTAAAGAGTACGGCGTTTGGGGCGGTATTTATTTAGATGCTGGTAATCCATCCAAAGAGTTTAATGATCACAAGACAGCACAGGATTGGGCCAATGTTTGGCAACATCTAACCTTGGAGGAAGACAAATGAACAATAAACAATACTTAGATTTTTTAAGACAAAAAAATAAACAAATGTTATCTAAATGTCATTATTGCGATGGATTTGCAATAACTATTGTTGCTGATGGGTATGCAATTAGGCCAGTGTGCAAAGATCATGATGATAGGCCATTTGATATAATGGAAGAAGATATAAATAAAATATTTGAGGAACAGAGGGATTTTGAATGATTATTCAGATTATAGGTCTTCCAGGATCAGGAAAGACTGAACTGGCCAAAGCACTTAAGGAACGCATTAATGCTATTCATCTTAATGCAGATGAAGTTAGATCTACAGTTAACTCAGATCTTTCTTTCACTCCCGCCGACAGAATCGAACAAGCAAGGCGTATGGGAGAAATGGCAAGGTTAATTGCCAAACAGAATGTTGCTCCTGTAATTGTTGATTTTGTTTGCCCTAATGATGAAACTAGAAGTGCATTTGGTTTCGCAGACATCATCGTATGGGTTGACAGAATAAAAGAAGGCAGATTTGAGGATACTAATAAACTTTGGAAAGATCCTATAAATTTTCATATCAGAATTCTTGAAGGGTATACTGTAGAGCAAGAAGTAGACACAGTAATACAGGCTTGTGGTTTGTTTGATTGGTCTGCTCCAACTACCCTGCAACTTGGCAGATATCAGCCCTGGCATGAAGGTCATCAGGCTTTAAAGGAAGAAGCACATAAAAGAACTTCACAGGTATTGGTTGGTGTACGAAATACCTATAAAACATCAGAAAAAGATCCACTTAAATATGATGAAGTTGCAACATATATTAAACAAGATAATTCTTTTAAGGACACGCTTGTACTAAGATTGCCAAATATAACAAACATAGTTTATGGTAGAGATGTTGGATATAAGATTGAGCAGGTGAAACTTGAAGATTCTATTGAGGCTATATCAGCGACTCAAAAGCGTCGTGAAATGGGCATCTAAGCCATTATGGGACAATAAGATTGCAGATGTAGAAGAACGAATTTGGGGTGTCTGGGAAAAAGATGACCGTAACAAGAAGTAGATCATTTGTTAAAGCATTAAGTTATCGCATATGGGGAACACTATCTTCATTTGCCGTAGCCTATGTTTTAACACAAAATGCTACTCTTTCTGGGGCCATCGCCTTTTGGGAGACGGTAGTTAAAGTATTTATTTATTATATTCATGAGCGTGGATGGAATAAAATACAGTGGGGTAGAAAATAATGTATACACCTGAAATGGCCCGTGCCTTTAGATCATTAAGTCATTTTTGTCCAAAAGGATTTACATTAGATATAATAGATAATGATCATTTTATTACTGTCCGTGCTTCAGAAAAATCTTTTATGAGTTTGGCTGATGAAGATAAGCGTCGTGCTGTAGAATATATGGTTAGAGTTAAAAAGGCGTTTGAAGATAATGGTTCTATGGTTATGTTAGTTAGAGCGGGCGGAAGTGAAAAATAAAAATATATTAGTTGTTGGCGGAGGTAGTGCTGGTTGGCTAACTGCTCTTTATGTAAAAAAAATATATCCAAACTTTAATGTCACATTAGTTGAATCTAAAGATATAGGAATTTTGGGTGCTGGAGAAGGATCTACAAAACAGTTAATAGATTTTTTAAATAAATTAGATATATCATTACACGATTTAGTACAAAATTGTGATGTAACTATTAAAAATGCAATAAAGTTTACTAATTGGAATAATGATGGCCAATATTATTATCATGGTTTTGACATAAAACCACACACAATGTCTGGATTTGATGCAGCAACTGGAGGATTACAGACACATCCATTAATTATTTCTAGTATTATTAAAAATAACAACTTTTCAGAAATTGATTTTATAAATAAAATTTCAGAAAGTAATCAAATTCCATTTGTAAGTAAAAATTTAAATACTAAAAACTTAGAATCAGATTATGAAAATTTAGGATCATATTCAATACACTTTAATGCTTCTAAGTTTGCAGATAGATTAAAGTCAATAGGAATAGAGCGTGGAATTTTAGTTATAGAAAAAACCATTAATGATATACACTTAGATCAAAATAATAATGTTAGTAGTGTATCTTTTGAAGATAAAACTAAAGAAAATTGTGACTTTATATTTGACTGCAGTGGGTTTAATAGATTAATTATTGGAAAACTATTTAATGCAAAATGGAAATCTTATAAAGATTTTCTTCCAGTAGACTCTGCTCTTCCATTTTTTATTGAGATGACAGAAGAAATACCGCCATACACAGAAGCAATTGCAATGAAGTATGGTTGGATGTGGAAAATTCCATTACAATCAAGATTTGGATGTGGGTATGTGTATGATTCTTCACTTATCTCAGAAGAACAAGCAGCAAAAGAAATCGAAGAATTTTTAGGATACGAGCCAACATATCCTCGTAAAGACAAGGGTGGATTTAAGTTTAATGCTGGATGTTATGAAACTGCTTGGATTAATAACTGTGTTGCAATAGGTCTTGCAGCCAACTTTATAGAGCCATTAGAAGCCACCTCCATCTGGGTAACTATTAATATGTTGAATAGATTATTGTCTAGTCCAGAATGGTTATTTGGAGAATCTGAAGAATTAAGAAAAGAATTTAATAAAATTACAATAAAAATGAATACAGAAGTCGCAGAATTTATTTATTTACATTACATGACTCAAAGAAAAGATACAGAGTTTTGGAATAAATTTACATATGAAAATGCTCCAGAGGCAATAAAAGATAAAGTAAGTTTATGGCAGCAAAGATTTCCAAATAAACGTGATGGTGGATCTTTTTGGGGATTTGATAGTTGGTTGATAATAGCACTTGGGCTTAATGTTGCAAATAAAGATATTGCTAAAAAATATATAGAGCATTCAGATAAATATAAAAAAGGTTTTGATAATTATGATTCTTTTATTAATATTCAAAATTTTAATCAAACCAAATGTATTAATCATAAAACCTTTTTGGAGCAATTAAATGAGTTTTAGATTAGAATGGTATGCTGCCTTAAAAACAATGTTTGATAAAAAATATTGGAATAAACCAAATACTGTAGAGTTTATTGCTTTTATGACAAAAATATCTATTATATTTCCAGGCCTTCTGTTTGGCAAGCAGTGGTGGTGGCTGTACATATTTGCGTTGGTGTCAAGCCTTGCGCTGATTTGGTCAGCAACAGTAAAGACTTTGCCTACAATTATTTGGTTTAATATCCTATGGACAATTCTTGCCATAACTGCTATAATTAAACATTGGGTCTAATAGATAGGAAATCCAATGAAAAAGAAGATAGTATTATTATTAGTTGCAACCCTTGCACTAGGGGCTACAATAAGTTTTTGGATAAAAGAGTTGACAAAACTTCCAAACTTTGATATATTTGAAACTATAGAAGATGAGGAAGATTTATAATGCAAACATTTTTACCATCCGCAAATGCAAATATTGCTGCTAGTATGTTAGATAGCAAGCGCCTTAACAAGCAGATTCTTGAGTGTTATCAGATTCTTAATGTTCTTTCTGGCAAATCCCCAACTGGTGGCTGGCGTAATCATCCTGCAGTTCTTATGTGGAAAGGTTATGAGCGTGGCTTATGGCAGTATGTACAGGCTATGATTCGTGAGGCTCGTGGGCGAGGTATTCGTACAGAAAACAATGAAGCAAACCTTAATAAACTAAAAGATCAATGCTGGGACACATGGGGAGATAATAAGCCATCGTTTTGGTCAGATTCTACAAAACTTATGCGTGTAGTAACTACACATAAGGCTAGTTTGTTTGATAAGGATCCTTTATTTTATGCTAAATTTGGTTATGCCAAGCATAGCATTTATAATAGCCCTTGCTGTTCTACATGTAAATATTATTGGGTAACACATGAGGGCAGAAATGTCTGAGTTTTTAATTTTTGCATTAGCAACCATAACCATTTGTTTTGTTAGCATAGTTTTATTAAGATTAAAAAATAAAAATTTAGAATTGATGATGTTGCTAGGACAAACAATAGAAGACATCGAAGTTTTAAGAGAAGGTTTTAATGGAGATGCCTTAGTAGAAAAAGAACATTTGATTTCTTTTTTAACACAAACAAGAGAAGATGCTTTTAAATACATAGAAGATCTTCACAAAGCATTAATAGAATATAAAAATGAAATTGAATTTGATTTAGAAAATCCAAGCGACCTTTCTATTATCAGGTTTAGATCTGCTTTTGCTAAATTGCAAAAAATGTTTCCAGAAGATATTCCAAATGATTAATGCAAGAGGAATTCCAACACCAGTATGCCCTGAGTGTGGATTTGATTTACTTAAAGTAAATGTAAAAATTGATCAATCTGATTATGAGTTAGGTCTATATATGTTGGATGGCGAGTGTGCTAAATGTGGAACATTACTTACAGTAGCAACACCAATAGATCATCCAAACTTTAATAAAGGAGAAAAATGAAAGAAGTAATATTTTCAGTATTAACAGGACTCGGTTGCGGTATTGCATTTGCAGCATTTAAACTTCCAGTTCCTGCACCCCCAGCCTTTGCTGGAGTTGCTGGTATAATTGGACTATGGCTAGGTTACTATGCCATAACAAGGTTCACATCCTAGGAGGAAAAAATGAACACAGAACAACTAAAAAAGATGCTTGCTTCGTATGGTCGTACATTTGCAGCAACTGCAGCATATGCATTTTCACAAGGAAATAATGATCCAAAGGACATTCTTCTTGTTGCATTGATTGCAGTAGTAGGTCCAGGACTTCGTGCAGTTAATCCAAAAGATCCTGCTTTCGGCATTATTGCAGATAGAGCAGAAGCAGAACTTAAGAAATTGAGAAAAAAGGCTCCCGCTAAAAAGAAATCTGGCGGTGGCGGTAAGCCAGCAAATATGGCTTAAGGTCATTATGATAAAATGGGGATGTTCTTATGAGCATCCCTGTTTTATTTTTAAGGAGAATATATGAAATTTCGATATTATATTTATATAGTTTATTATAAAATTAAAAAATTTTTCAGAAAAAAGGATAAGGACACCTTTATATATTAAACTATGATTATTTTAGGTATTAATGAAACATCACATGACGCATCTATATCTTTAATTAAAGATGGAGAGATACTTTTTGCAGGGCATGCAGAAAGATATAGTAAACAAAAAAATGATTGTTACAACAACAAACAAATCTATTTAGATGCTTTAAATTATGGAACACCAACTCATATAGCATACTATGAGAAACCGCTTTTAAAGGCTTCTAGATTGCTTTTAAAGGGTGGTTTGGGGGAATGGAAGCCACAACTTCCAATGAATCTTCCAACCAAATATTTTAGTCATCATTATTCTCACGCAGCAGCAGGCTATTACACTAGTTTTTTTAATGATGCTCTAATTGTTGTGCTAGATGCAATAGGAGAATATAACACTTCTACTATTTGGGCTGGAGAAGGAAATAACATAAAGTTAAAATATAAGAAAAATTATCCATTCAGTTTTGGTTTATTTTATTCTGCATTTACTAAACTTATAGGCCTTATACCTAACCAAGAGGAATATATTATGATGGGAATGGCTGCTTACGGTGATTGGAAAAAATATTATCATAAGGTTGAATCATACTTTTCATCCATAGATTATCAAAAATATAATTATCATCAAGGAATAAATGATTGGAATCAACCCATAACAGAACAAGATAGGTTTGATATAGCAGCATCAGTTCAAAAAGTTTATGAGTTAAGGTTGATTGATTTTATGATCATGGCAAAAAAAATAACTGGTAAAAAGAATCTTGTTTTTATGGGCGGTTGTGCATTAAATTCATCTGCTAACACATCTCTGTGGAATCTATTTGATATGATTTGGATTATGCCAAATCCAGGAGATGCTGGCAGTTCTTTGGGTGCAGCAGCAGCATTATATGGAAAACACATAGAGTGGAAGACTCCGTACCTTGGTCATGATCTTGGGGGAAAATATCCAATTCAAGAAATTGTGGACGGTATATTAAGAGATGGAATTGTAGCAGTGGCATCAGGAAGAGCCGAATATGGTCCAAGAGCGTTAGGAAACAGAAGTATACTTGCAGATCCTAGAGATCCAAATATTAAAGATAAAGTAAATAAGATTAAACAAAGAGAATTATTTAGACCATTTGCTCCAGTTGTCATGGCAGAACATGCATCTAGATGGTTTGATATGGACTATGAAAGTCCGTATATGCAATATACAGTTAAATGTTTGCAACCAGAAAAAATACCATCGGTTGTGCATGCAGATGGAACATCAAGAGTCCAAACAGTTACCAAGGAACAACATTACGGTTTGTGGAGAGTTCTAAACAAATTTTATCTTCAGACTGGAGTCCCAGTATTACTTAATACAAGTTTAAACATTAAAGGGCAACCATTGTTAAATGATCATAATGATATACTTAATTGGGAAAAAGAGTATAATAGTAAAATCATAATGGGAGAAATATAGTATGGCTCAAGATGAAGTTGATTTAAAATATAAATATCTATACAATAGATCTTTAAAAGAAATGAGTCATATATTTAATTTCAACGAAGATAATTCACCATATGACAAAAATGCTAAACCAGTGTGGGCAGACAATCATTCTTATCATGTTGATTATACTCATAATTCTTATGGATATAGGTGTGATGAATTTAATAATCAAAAAATAATGTTTTTAGGTTGTTCTAATACTTATGGGGTAGGGTCAAATATTGAAAGTACTTGGCCAAATATATTATCTAAAAAATTAAATCTTGATTATATAAATCTTGGAACGCCTGGTGATTCTGCCCAATCACAAATAATAAAAGCATTTCAATTTTTTAAAGAATTTTATAATCCTGAGTATATTGTTGCTTTTTTACCAGTATTTAGACTTGAAGCCCCTAAAATAAAAAACATTTTAATGAAAGAAAAAGAAAAAAATAAAGATGGACATGAAATATTTCAACATTTTTTTGATAATAAAAATATTTTAAAATATGCAAAAGCACCATATAACTTAGACTATATATTGCCAAGAGAGTTTTCAGTATTTTATAATTTTATGTTTATTCAGATGTTAATTCAATATTGTGAATCAAATAATATAAAGTTATATTGGTCAACATATGAAATACAAAAAGGATATCAAGTAAAACCTTTTTTAGATTTAACAAATCCTAAAAACTATTTTGAGGTAAATTTTTTTAACCCAGATTATTTGAAAAAATATGACTGTCATAATGAATTTAAAAATAATGAAGGTTTTGATTTTGCAGCAGATAATAGCCATCTTGGGCTTCATTATCATTTACACTTAGCAGAACTCATACACAGTATTATGGTATAATATATATGTACCTGCCCAAAGGGGGGTACTTAAAATGACTCGCTTAACAAGGAGGAAAAATGGTAAGTACATGGTCATTGGATCTTTTTAAGGATCCTTTTTTTATTGGTTTCAACAGAGAGTTGGACCGCTTCTATAACATCCATCGTGAGGCAACTCGTCAATCCTACCCACCATATGATGTGGTAAAGATCGATGAGGACACTTACAAGTTGTCTTTGGCCATTGCTGGTTTCAGCAAGGACGAAGTCGAGGTTTCTGTGGATAATGGAAGTCTAATCGTCAAGGGTGAGAAAACCGAAGAGGGTACAGAGAATGTACTCCATAAGGGTATCGCAACTCGCAAATTCACACGCACCTTTGCTCTTGGAGAGTATATGGAGGTAGATCGTGCTGAAATGGCAGACGGTATTCTTAGCGTCTTTGTGGAAAGAAACATCCCCGAAGAAAAGAAACCAAAAACTATCAAAATCAAGTAAATAAAATACCACCTGAGCATGTGGATAAACTGCTCATTTTACATGCTATAATTACAATATGCCATATTCTGTAGGTGAAAAAGGTTCTCACGGATGCTCTGGGTATCCTGCTGTAAAAACAAGCACAGGAGAGGTTATGGGCTGTCATAAGACCAAAGGAGAGGCAGCAGCACAGATATACGCTATAAACCGCTCTGAGGGCAATATAGGCAAGTCTATGGTCAAAGAAGGGGATATGGTCATAGCACCATACGAAGAAGGCGAAGTTCATATTGGCCGTGTAGTTCATGTAATGAATGAAGGAATGCTTGGAATGCCAGGATCAGAATATGCAATTGAGGCTACACCAACAGAACCTGCTGTATTAATTCAGTTATTTGAAGTTGAAAATGGAGGACTTCAAGAAACAGAATATTTTGTTGGACATAAAGCATCTGAAGTATTAGTTATGCCATCGTTAGAGGAAAATATTGGTATGGATAAAAATGAAGTTATTAAAGAAGATATTTCTGTAGTTGGTCAAGCATCAAATGATCCTTGTACTTATGATGGCTGCGGATGTCCTACATGTAAAGATATGAATGTTTGCTGTGATTTATGTCCAGTTTGTCAAGCCAATGAAATGAAGGGCGATTGCTGCGGGGATGTAAATAAAGCAGATCCATGCTGGGAAGGATATGTACAAAGAGGAATGAAAGAACAAGATGGAAAAATGGTTCCTAATTGTATTCCAGTTGAAAAGTTATTATTTGAAGGTTTTGGTAGAACAATATCCAAAACTGAAAGAATAAAAGGTTGGTAATTATGTCTTCTGGTCAATATAAACCGCATCGTAAATTTAATCCTATTCAAATTAAAGATGGGATGATTGTTCGTCTTAGAAAAGACGGTACTATTAAAGCAATACTTGGCAAGTACGGAGAGTACGGAAAAAAGAATAACAAGTGAGTCAATACAATAAAGTATACTTTCTTCATATTCCAAAAACTGGTGGAAGGTTTGTAACAAAATATCTTTTAAATCCTATTAGTAATCTATTAAAAGAAAATAATATTGAGTTAGTTAGACTACCAGATAATGTCCTTAAGCACGGTGGCTGGGATAAATGTATTGATGACAACACTTATGTTATTAGTGTTTTTAGAGATCCCGCAGAACATTTTGTAAGTATTGTTGCACATATGATTGCAAGTGAGCAAGGTTTGATGGACGATAATCAAAACTTTATTGTTAAAGATAATGGTAATAGTTTAGATATTGATAAGCAAGAGGTATTTAATATTTTAGAAGAGTTAAAATATTTGAAAAATTTTCAATCACAAAACTTTCTTTTAGAGCCTAATGGAGAGCCAATTCTACATACATCAAGAAGATTATATAATCATAAGCAGCATTTTGATACTGATCTTATTATGCAGAGAATACAAAGAACTAATTTAATGATTAGACATAAAGATTTAAAAGATATAAATTATTCATTATTGTTAAGTAAAGTTTTAAATGATTTAAATATAGAAACAAATTTAACTTTAGATAATTCTTTAATTGATAAACAATACTTTAAAAATAATGCTTCAGAAAAATTATTTAATAAATTAGATAGTTTAGATAAAGAAGTTATATATAAAAAATTTGATTTTGACAAAAAAATATACGATAACGATTCTTTATTTTGGATTCCTAATTAGATAAATATTTTTGCAGAAGTTCCATAATTTCAATTGTGTATTTATCATAATCTATTTCAATAATAAGATTACCATCAATTAGTTTGTGGATCTGAATTTCTTTTCCTATTTCAAATAATATATTTTTTATTTCATTTTCTAAATTCATTTGAGCCTCCTGTAGGATTTGAACCTACGACTTTCCGCTTACAAGGCGGATACTCTACCACTGAGTTAAGGAGGCAATCCATCTATATTTACTTTACAATATCAGATACTGGATGAGGTGTTGGGTAATGAGTAATAGATCCATCTTTTGATATTAAAAATTTTTCAAAATTCCATTCGATGTCCCGTCCACCTTTAGCCTTATCTTTAAGATATTTATAAATAGGATGGGTATTTGGACCATTTACTTCAATTTTTTCTGACATTGGGAAAGTTATACCGTAGTTAGTTGTACAAAAGTTTTTGATTTCTTCATTAGTTCCTGGCTCTTGATTGCCAAATTGATTACATGGAAATCCAATTACTACTAGTGACTCGCTTTGTATTTTTTGTAAATCAGCATACTGCGGTGTACTTCCACAATGGCTGGCTGTATTTACAATAAGGATGTCTTTACCCTCAAAAGTTTTTAACTGTATAACATTTTTGTTATTATCAGTAAATGATAAATTGTATATGTTCATAAAAAATTTTCTCCTATGTTATATATTAAGTATACCATAGGAGAAAATAGTTGATATTTTATTAAACTGCAAGTAATTCTGGGAATGCTTCTATTAGCACATTATTAGGATTAATAATTGATTTTTCTCCATTCATAAGGCGCTGAATATGATCACGAATAACACGATTTTCTTCTTCAAAAATAGAAGGAGATCTGTCTGGACCCATAGTTGCAACAATTCCCTTTGCCAAAAGATCCTCTTTCAAAGTTCTTTCAACATCATAATTGAGTGTTGTGCAAGGATAATGCTTTACAACATATCCATCTTTATCAATAAGATATTTTTCAAAATTACAATTCATTGTAATTCCACCATTATGTTCATTTAAATATCTTGATTCATAATCTGTTTTTTGAACAATTCCAAGTTCTCTTACTTTCTTTTGAATTGCTTCAACTTGTCTTGAAACTTCTAAATAAAGTTCATGTCTTTCTCCAAAAGGTTGACCATTTCCATTAAGTCCTGGACCCTTACCAGCCCATGGCTCTTCCAATGGAATTTCTGCAGGATTGGATGTAATCATTTCTGAGAAAGGAAAAGTAACTTGATAAACATCTTCTCCATAAGCCTTTGAGTCTAAACCTTTTTCAATTCCTTTAGACCATTTACCTTTTGTAATGCTTGGTCCACAGAAATCATTTGTTGGGATTGCAACAACAGAGAAATCTTCTCCCGCAAGGTCATCCTGTATCCACTGAATAGATTCCATTTGACCAGCATTTCCGCAACCAACTGTTGTGTTGATAAGCATGATTGCTTTGCCCTTAAACTGTTGCATAAAGTGTGGAACGCCTTCGGCTGATTCCAGTTCGATATCGTAAATTGATTTCATCAATTACCTCCTGTGGGTTATGGGATTATTATAACACTATTTTAGCAGTCATCTTTGGTGCTCTGAGGGATCTTAGAAGCATCTATAAACGAATTGCCATATAGAGTATGCCTTGAGTTAGGCCCTAATACCTTATTTACCCTATGTCTATACTTGTATCCGCCAGGAATTACAGCCAATGTTCCAGCCTTCGGCTTTAATTTAATGGGGACTTCTGCAAACTCTAACTCTCCACCATCAAAATCATCATTGAGGTAAAGGCTAAAGGAGCAAATTATGTTTTGTTCTTCATCTGGATCCTGATGCCAATACATAGCAAAATCTATGTTTGAAACATCAACTCCGTACTCATTTAGAGTTGAATAATTTGCATTTTCTTTAATTTCTTCATCGGTCATATACTTAAAACTTTGTAATGTTGCGTGTCTACCGTATACTGGTGGCAATACAGACTCAAGTCTTTCCCAAATTCCGCCAGGTTTAGTAAAAACTTCTAATTGCAATACTTCAGAACTTTCATCTGGAAATATAATATTACCAGTTTCATCATATTTAGGAACAATATTCAAAAATTTATTTAATATATTTTTATATGGAGATCTCATTGTTGGATACCAACCATTTGGATCATCTGTTTGTCTTTTGAACCAATTTAACTCTTCTTCAGTAAGGAAGTTTTCAATTATCCAAACCTTTTTATCTTCATCTAGGTATACTTTTTCCATATATGTATCATACCATATTGTTAAATTGTAGCACTAACGGGAATCGAACCCGTCTTTCCGCCGTGAAAGGGCGATGTCCTAGCCGATAGACGATAGTGCCAAAAATAAGGAGAAGGTAGGGTTGCAACTTGCTTTACATGTGTTTCCCTTTTCCCTGGCACACATAGAGCACCTACCTTCTCAGCGATCCGTATGAGACTTGAACTCACGACCTCTACCGTGACAGGGTAGCGTTCTAACCAACTGAACTAACGGACCAACCATTAAAGTATATACTATTTCAAATAATATTGCAAGTTATTCATTTTCTTTATATTTTTTTATGTATTTAATTAAATTATTTCTTTCAGATTCTGGAACCCCATTAATAAGTATCTCATTAATACCCTTTGATTTTAAGTCTTGAATAAAAGAAACAAATTTATCATATGTGAAATATGCTGTATCTTTTGCAAATCTAGGCCTATCTTTATAGGATGTTCCGCCATAAACATGAACTACCACATCCTTTGGAAATTCTTTATCTATTTCTTCTTGAGTATCTCTTATAATTGGAGAAATAGCCAACATAATTTTTTTATCAGACAAATTAAAAGTATCTCCAGGTTTTTCTTGGCCCTCAATGCTTTTATCTAAAAAATATCCAAATTTATAATCTTTATATGAAAAAATTATTTTATAATCAAGTTTGGCTGCTGCTTCCAAGGAATATTTATTTGTGCAAGAAACATAACAATCTGGTATATCTATGCCATTGTTTTTCATATTATCAAGTTCTTGAATATAATCTATCATATAATTTGTTCTATCTGGAATCGAAGAACTATCAGTTATAGGACCAACAATTCCACCAAAATTAATTTCATCAGGTTTAATATGTCCAGCAATAATATTTATTTGTAATCTATCTTTTTGTATGCTATTCATAGATTGATTTATCATTGTTAAATATTGTGCAGACAAGGCATGAGGTCTAATTGCAACCATATATTTTATTTTTTGATTTTTATTTAGGGTTCTTGCAATGATAGTAAAAAAATCACCTTGTAATTGTCTATATGTAAATAAAATACCATCGCAATGAGCGTCTTCAAGTTGATCTATATTTGTTGCATAAATTGAAGCCTGTCCACCAAAATAATAAATTTTCATATTTCAATTATACCTTACATGTTTTTGCTGATCTGGCAGGTCTCGATCCTGCGACATCTCGATTAACAGTCGAGTGTTCTACCAACTGAACTACAGATCAATTATTCTATTGTAGCACCCTCGATTGGATTTGAACCAACGACAAACGGATTAGAAGTCCGCTACTCTATCCACTGAGTTACGAGGGTATACAGTAGAGCAGGTAGGACTTGAACCTACGATAGCCGAATTATGAGTTCGGGGCCTTGACCAACTTGGCTACTGCTCCTGAATATTTAATTATAGAACAGAATGGGGGTAGTTGTCAAGTGCTCACTTATAATGTTTTTTAAGCCAGTCAAGTTGCTTATATTTAGTTATACCTGGCCCAATAAGATAATTTTCTGATTTGGTATTCCTATGATCTAAAATTTCTTCATTTGTATGATCAACTATTTCAGACACCCATGCATCATTTTTAATTGGAATTACCTGAGCATATGGAGTTCCAGCAGGTATGGTTCCAGTCCAGTTTTCCTGAATATAAAAAGAGGCATTTCCGCTTCCAGTTAAAATATTTGATGCATCTATAAATCCAGACATAGTCCTAAATGGTAACTCGTGTATATTCATGGGGTGAGTAAATAGAACAGTATATCCTTTAGGAACTTCCATAAACCAATTAGGGTGCCATGCAAAGGTTTGTGTTGAGTAACCGTAGGGTGTTGGCATATCTGCCTCATCCCCTCTTGGAAAACAAAATGCCCAAGATCCACCAATACTTTTCCAATCATCATCATATTCTATTTCTAAATTTTCTTTAAATGTTATATCACAAGGAGTAAAAAGATAGTATCCAGAACTAAAAATATCTAATATTGCAGGACAAGATTTCCAAGATGGGATTCTATGTACTTCGTAAGCATCGGTTTCTCTATTGCGAAAAAAATCAATTTTATATGTTCCATCTGGATTTTGAGCATGTTTATCCTTATCTAAAAACCATTTAGGTATATGTTTTTGCACAGGTTCTGGCCTATACAAATTATTAATATTGTTAGATGGATGACATGAATGAAACTTAATTATATTTTCACTCATTAAATACCTTTTGTCTTTTTAATAGCCTCAATAGCAAGCATTCTCATACCAATTGCATTTAATTGAGCACCATTACTTTCTGTTGGGATAGCCTCAATTGCTGCAATAATTTTCTCTTTAACTTCTTTTACAACTTTGTGTGTACCGTTACACATTGGATACTCTGTAGAAAACCCACAACCACATTGCATATTATTTATCTCCTTTGTTAACTAATCGCCAAGCGTCACCAGTAACTGGATCTTCTTGCCACTCTGTATAAAGCCAATAGGGATGACCATTTTTATCATAATCGTCCCAACCTTTTCCACCTAAATCTCCAAGCCATGTATAAAAAGTCCCATACTTGTGATATAAAGGCCATGTAAGATTATGTATAAAAGAAAATACTTTATATCTAAACCCAAAATTTTCATCTTCATCTAAATATGCAAGACGCAAAATAGCCCAACAAGATATCGAACCAAATAAATTTGCAATCCATCTTAATGGAGGACGAGAATTGTCAATTCTTATATCTTTATCTGATAGATCCATCTCGAATTAACTCCCATTCTCCAGTTTCTCTGGCTATAAATACATTACCTGTTTCTCTGTCTACCAACAAAAATTTTTCAGGGCAGTCAGTAAAAAGACTAACAACCATCTGTTTATCTAATTGTTTAAATTGTTTTTGTGTAATCACTTTACTAATACTCCAACTAAAAATCCAACCATAGCAGATAGTATTGCCACCGACCAATAATAAGTTTTTCTTAAATAATCAAGAATAATATCTTTGACTACTGGGACAGGAATCTCGATTTCATACCCTTCGTAATCTGGATCTGGAAACTTATATGGCTTCACTTGTGCTCCTTCATATGTCTACTAAGTGTATCATGAGCAAAAATACCCCATCTAACTTCAATTTCTTTTTTACAAACATTGCATATAACAACTTTATTACTCATGACATTGGACCATTTTTTCTTTTTGTTTGCATCTTATAATCATATTTTTTATATGCTGATGTACCTCTATATGTAGAATTAATCAGTGCTTTATTTTTTTTAAGTGCCCAGTATGCCTCTTTAAACTCAGGAGACATCATCCAATCTACCTTATCTTTTTCGCTCATCTATCTATTATAGCGTAAAAGACTTAGTTTGTAAAGTTTAACTTAAAAGTCCAAGAATTATAAATGATAGTACTATTAAGCCCATAAAAATAACAAACTTTTTCTTTGTTTTATATGGCCATTCTTCGGTATTCATGGTTTCTCCTATCCAGCATGCATCCAAGTAAAGTGCTTTTTGCACACATCTATAATCTTGCCAGTTTCTTTTTCAGGCTGGTTAAACTCTGCCTTATCATCACAATAAAAACATTTTGTCATCTATTTATTATAGCATCTTGGACAAGACTGCATAATGTTCGGGGTATCTACAGAAACCGTAAACATAACCCCACACCTATAACATAAAACATTTAATGTTAACTTACCCATGTGTATACCAACTTTCTGGCTCATCTAAATCTAAAATATCAATAATCTGTTCTGCCAGATCTCTGGCTATCTTATCTTTATGTTTGCCCTTTATGTGGTCGTAAATGACATCTGAGATGGTTTGGACAAGGGCTTCGTGAGATAACATGGCAAACCCATTATAACACTACTATTTATCCTTATATTTTGTCTTGATCCAAGAGCCTATTTTACACTCCATAACCCTTTGTCTTAACATTTCTCCAAAGGATGGGTGTGTTATTTCAGAACCTATATATTCTTGCCCTGTCTCAAGGTCTATTAGTTTCCATTTAGCGGGAGCCTTGGTATGAATAATAAGATCAATTGGGTGATCATATGAAGGTACTTCAGTTCCGTCTTTTAATGTGCGCTTATTCATTAACAATCTTCATTTGTTGAAAAATATTTACCATCAGGGGTATCCCAACATCTTCCATAAATAGTATGTCTATTGCCATTAGTAACCTTAGTAACTCTATGCATAAACTCTTTATAAATTGGAATATTTACAAGCATACCAACTTCTGGTTTAATAACATAATCTTTATTTTGAAACTCAAGAATTCCACCATCAAAATTATCATTAATATAAACATTAAAGGATGCTGAAATTTTACCTTTACTTAGTATTTGTTTTCCTTGAGTTTTAGAATGTTCAACTACAGTTTTTTGAGATTCTTCATCGTCGTCATGATCTCTTTCATAATGCCAATTCATTGCAAAGTCTGGAATATATCCTATTTCTTTAAATATATCTTCATCAGAAACTTCAAAAAAAGATTGCAAAGCGCCTGCGCCACCAAAATATTTTGGCACAACGGCCTCTATTCTTTTTTCAATTAAAGACATCCAGTCTCTATCCTTCCATTTTGATCCTGCATGAGGAACAAGTAGTTCGCCAGTTTCAGTATATTCTGGAATATATCCTATAAATTTATTTTTTGTATTTTGTCCATAAGGTGAGCGCATTGTAGGATACCAACCTTCTGGATCATTTGCTTCTTTATTAAGTAAATCTAACTCTTCTTGTGTTAAAAAATTGCGGATTACCCAAAGATCTTTTTCGATGTACTCTTTGCGGGGTTCCCAAATTTTTTGAAGTTCGGCGATGGATAGATTATCATTCATATGTTCAATTATAGCAGGTTTTAAATTCGGCGGTAAATAGAAATAAATACCCTATTCATGCTCTAAACGAGCAATAAGGGTAAATATAATCTACATTGCCTATCTGATATACTAATGATAATGGAATATATATATAGATGTAATAATTGTGGCAATCATATTTCTTCAGAAATAGAAAATGGTTTGATCTGTGGTGCTTGTCAATCAATTATTTTTACTTTAGTAACTGAAGAAAATAAAAATAAATTACCATTTCCACCTGAAGTAAGCACCTATGCTGATATAGATCCAACTGTTTGTAATGATGCACCTGGGTTTTGTCCATGCGGTGACTACATTACCCATCCAGCAGATGAGCCATGTGATGTTATTAATGATGAGCCAGACAAGCAGACAAGAACCTGGGATTGTCAATGCACTACAACATCTTGTCGTTGTGGGGCATATGTAGCCCATAGGGTAGAAGAGCCTTGCACAGCCAAAGGAGAAAAAAAATGAAATATGTAGAGCCTATAGAATTTCCTGGAATTGATCAGGTATTGGATAATGCTAATTACTATAAAAATAAACTTATTAATGATTCTGTTATATGTTTTAGAAATGCCAATCTAACTGAAAAAGAACAATTTGCTTTTGCTAAAAAATTAGGTGAATTAATTGGGTGGTATTTAATCAATGATGAAAGTAAATACATAGAAAATCATGAGCGGAAGTCAGAAATAAAATCTGGACCAGATGATATTATTGTAGAGTGGCATGTTGAACATACCTATTATGTTAACCCTATCGTAGCCTCTACTTGGAATATGTATAATTTCAAGACAGACAATGAAAATGGCAAAACTTATTTTGTTGATACTAATGTGGTTTTTGAAATGCTTACAGATGAGGAAAAAGACTTTCTTTTGGGATGTAGAATTACTGAGCCAGACTTTCTAAAAGAGGCACAATTAAAACATGGTTTTGCAAGTAGCACATTAAACTTTGCAGATAACTATCCTATTGTTACCGAACACTGGCTAACGAACAAACCAATTATCAGACTTACCCTATTGCCCAAACCACATATTGTCAAACTTGTATCTTATAAAGGTGAAGTGCCAACACAGGACAATTTAGATCATTTTGAGATTGTGGTTAGAAAGATTGAAGATATTATCTGGAATAATGAGGATATACGTATTGTCCATAAGTGGCAACAGGGGGACTTAGTCATACCAGATATGTTCAAGTTAGCCCATGCCGTTACAGGTGGTTTTAGACCAGAAGATAGAGAGTTTAGGGGTATCTGGGGATATAAGGATAAAATTGGGGCGGTATAGAGAATATACCCACTAACCCCTATATAACTACCCAAGCCTTAATATACTCATCTACTATAGTAGTCCAACCTAAATGGTTTGCTATTTGTTCTACTATATAGCCTTTACCAACATTTTCTAGGTTATCGTCTACTGCAACTATAGATCCAGGCCTTAATATATGCATAGAGGCCATTAATTCATTCTCATGATGTCTCATAGATGGTTCTGGGTTATTCCAATCAATGTCATATGAATCCAAATAGAGTAAATCAGCATTTAGGCTTAGACCCTTAAGCCACTGTACAGAGTCAGATGTAACTATAGTGGTTTTATCACTTACTAGGGCTTTAGCGTATACAGTGTGGTTTGGGTCAATATCTACGGAATATACTTCCCCGCCAAAATTAGAGACAAAGTTATCCCATATAACAGTGGAGTTACCATCACCCTCCCAACTATCTACATATCTGGAACACCCAGTTTCAATTATTATGACTGGTCTATTTAATTCTTCTAGTTTTGATGTTATTATGTCAAAAGCATTTGCTCTTTTAGATAATTTATCATAAACTGTGCCCAGCCAAAGATCCATAAATTTACTCATGTTTTTATTATACACTAGATAGTTATCCATAAATAAATCTTACTGATTATATTATTGAATAGGGTTAAAGTGGAGTAAAGTGGAGGATAGTGGGTTATGGAGCGCTTTTAAAGGGGGCGTCGTAATCTTTTGGACAAACCATCTATCCCAAACCATCATATCGGACAAACCCTTGTACCATATTTGCTCGATATTGTCAAACCATTGTATAAAGGTTTGGCATTATACATCCAAAACCATGGTTTGTCAAGTGTCTTCGTAATAGATTTTGGATGAAAAATTGCCAAAATCCAGGAAAAATTCGAATAAGTTCGTAATACTTTTTAAAAGGTTTTAAAAAACCAGAAAACCAGGAAATATGGTTTGTTACTCTTCATTAGGGGGATTATAGAGGAGTTCGTAATCTTTTTTAACTTCCCTCGCAGTTTTGTAGAATGCAGGGATGAATGGTTTGAGAGGTGCCTTTGCAATTGTATACAACATGCCCGTCAAAACCGTCATGTCTTTCGTAAACGAGTCCCAATCAGATTGTTGATCATGCCTGTGTTGGTTTTTAGTTTGATACATCTTAGCAAAGTGACGGGGACTCATATAATCATTATAACACTGGTTTGAAGCCCGCCAAAAAACGGCGGGGAATAAAGAAGAGATCGTAATACCCTATATAGAATACATAGAGATACAATCATACACTATGGTTTGAAGGTTTGACAAACCAAAAATATTATGGTATAAGGTTTGGGGATATATGGTTTGGGATCGTAATCTTCTGGTTCGTAATCTATCTGGATATAATGGTTTGGGTGGTTTGTACCATATGTCCGAATTCACGTCCCGCTTAATTATCTTTGTTCTTGTTTTTTTCGTCTAGTTCTTTGAAGCGCTTTTTATTGTAGGCAAATACTAAGATAGCGCCAAGGTCTTTATTAGGCAAGACTGCGTCAATATCTTCTTCACTAACATCTAGGATATCTATAAGCATCTTGAAAGATTCTGTTATATATTCCTCGCCTAGTGGTGTGAGTTCATTTATTAGTCCCTGCGCCATCATGTAAGCCATTGGCAACCCAAGGTCGTTGTATTTGATGAACTCCTTGAAGTTGTCATCATCTCTAAAGTCGATCCAGCATTGTGCCAGAACACCTGTCTTATCTGCGAAGTCCATAACTTATTCCCCTGCCTCTATCCTTTTCATACTCACCCATAAGTATAGCAGATTCTTCCTGTGCTGACAAGGCCATGACTTCAAGGCGATGATAAACAATTCTAGGAAGATTTCTGACTAAATAATATCCAACACGCTCTAAGTCAAGAGCCATGTCTTGTGTAAGCAACTTAGCAATCTGCTCGGCTGCCCTTGATTCTTTATTATGTGTAGGCCTTCTAACACTATATCTAGACATTATGCTCCTTCCTATAGATTGTACCAAAAATTAGAAGGGGGCGCAAGTTGGCAAGATAACCCACGCCCCCGTATAGAGGGGACCCAACCCTCTTTATGATGTGACCGTCGTCACAAAGCCTTTATGATAAGTAATAAAACTTTCAAAGTCATGAATGCCAGTCTCATCTTCTACAGTCTTATTAATTAAATCAATAGTGATATCTGGATGGTCTCCTCCATATGCCCCGTCACTATTGCTGGCCCATAGACCAAAGCCTGTCTCCTCATCCCATTGGTTGCCAATCAACTGAGATACGATAATGCGTGTTGCATAGGATGTGTCATTCCACCTTGGCATTGCTGCATGTAATGCATTCGCCAGGGACTCAAACCTATCGCTGCCACCCCAGTGGCTGTACAGGTTAACTGATAAATTATTATCTTGTTTGATTGTGTAGACGATTCTATCTCCCACGATTACTCCTCGTCCTCATCTTGCTCTTCATCAATTAAATCTATTTCTTCATCCTCAAAGAACACTAGTTCTCCGTCAATGTATTCCATAGCCATTATTATTTCCTTTCTGTAGGGTTTATTGCCATTGTATCAGTTATCCTTTGAAAAAGCAACTACGGACAAATCGGACAAAACCTCGTTCCAAACCTGGTCCTCTTCTAGATCTGAATCGACAGTAAAGTTCATAAATGTACCCGTAGGCTCATGAATAACCTCTATGCTGTAATTAGGCATTGCTGCTTTCCCTTTCTGCTATAGCGAATGATAATGCATATGTGAGTTCATATAAATGTGCAAGAGCGTCTACCTGTCCCTCCCAGTATTTACGCTCCATAGATTCCATAGCGTCGTCATAGTCATTGGCCTCTTCGGTCTCTTGGGCCATACGTAGTTCATCTTCTGCGTCCACCATGAGAACTTTAAGGGCACCATGTAATATATCAAGACCAGATGAACCATGGTCCACCTGTCTCTGTAGACTAGGCTGCAGTTCCATTATACTCCTCTGCTATTTTTATAAAGTGGCGGGTAGCAATAGCCTGCCCACCCAACCAGTTAAATTCAAAATCTAACTCTAGGAACTCTTTAGAATTCATATCTAAATTTTCCATTTGTTTTTCTATCTCTTCTTGGTCTTGTTCTAAACTAATTAGATGTGCCTTCATATATTCAAGCAAATAAGTGTGCATTATGTCCCTCTCTGTGTTGTTCGCATGCCTCATCTGCTTCATTATATCCACAACTTGGGCAAGTGTCAAAGTCACAATCTTCACAAAATGGTGTTTCTTCCTCTGTATGGTCGCACTCTTTACACTTCCAGCCATAGGATTCTGTTTCTGCACCCTCGCCATTTTCAAAAACTATCTCTCCACCCCAACCAGTCTCTTCCTCAAAGGATAGAGTAATAACTAAATCAGGATATTGTTCAGATAGTTTTGTTATTGCCTCAGTAGGAGGGGACCAAGCAGTGTTGAAACGATAGGAAAGAAACTTCTTACCCTCATCAGTCAACTCAGTCTCAGAATACTTCTCTTCATCAGATACAGCAACATCCCACTTAGTTCCCCAATTGCGAACATTCCAGTCATACCAATGGTCTGATTCAAAAGTAACACCTTTAGATAAATCTGTTTCAGGTTGTGGACCATTATAGGCTTTTAGGTTTGTGGGTTTGACAATGTTCCAGAATGCAAATACTGGTTTAGAGTATTTATACATTTTCTTTTCCATTTGTCTTGTTTCAGAATTCCAGTTGTCATGCATTACCTCAAATGGAGTATTGAGTTGAGCCTTGATAGTGGAGATATCTTTTGCACTACCCTCTATGGATAGATAGTTATAACACCAATTTGGCATTATGGGTCCTTTCTGTTAGGTCGTAATTATATTTTAGCAAAAATGCAGGGGAATGTCAAGGGCAGTCAGAATATGGCTTATCATAATCAGGGTCTTCGCAGGTACAGAAATTAAATAATTCTACCTGAGTCTCATGTGTTAGATCTGCTAAATCAGACCATGAAAGTACGATGTCTGTCATAAGTAAGGATAGATAGTATTCATAGTAGTATGCAGGGCACAATCACAGTCCCCGCCATTCATGGATTCCATAAATTCAAAATGGGACATGTTATCTTCCCATAAAGCCATAACGAGTTCGTTTACGGTGTAAGGTTTGTAGGTTTGAGTCATGAATTAATCATACCAAAATTCAGGGAAAAAAGCAAGCGCTTCGTAATTAAATTTTCTAAAAATGTTATGTCCGAAATGTCCGAATTCACGTGGGGTTTTTTGCAATTTTTTATTTTAGATCAGCGATTGCAAAAAAAATTTGAGCAGTTTATACTCGTGCTCAGGAGTTGCGAATTTATTTACGCTATTGCTAAAACATCTTTTACAACTTTTAGCAAACGATTTTTTTCTGCTGTAATTGTAGCGTCAAAACCAGAAGCAGCAGCAAGCATTGCCTCATTATTTCCACCACGAGCAGAACGATGCCAATCTAATCTTTCGGTTAGCGCATTGAACGCACCCCAAGCAGAACCAGCAATCATGCCATTAAATTCACCTGTGTAAATATCGTTGATAGTATCAACTTTATTTGTCCATTTGGTGAGTGCGATTTTCTTATCGCTTTCAGGCTTTGGATAAGCAGCAAGAACAATATCGTTAAATTGCTGTGCTGTGATTTCGTGTTGAATCATAGCATGAGCCATTTTATCGAATTCGTCCATGTAAGCATTAGCAAGACCAAGAGCCTCACGAGCAATTTGGACTTTACCATTAGCGGTTTGTGTGTGGCGAATCTTGAAAGATTGCTTTACGCCTTTTTTCTTACGACCTACGCCACCAAGAGCAAGGTTTAGAGTGTTAGCGCATACAACACGAACGGGCGTGATAGATGCTTGAATAGCAATAGAACCATCGTGAGATGTATTGATAAGAAGATAAGTCTTTACCTTATCCGCAACACCATTAGGGTCTAATACTGTTTCACGCTCAAGAGCAAGAGAGCCGAATACAACACGACCTCCACGAATAGAGCCAGCAGTTTCCCAACGACCACCACCATCTAGGAGAGTATCACCGAATGAGAATAAATCTTCATTCTGTAAAACATGATAACGCTCACCGACAACACCAAGAACATCTGTTTGTGATTTATCGGTAGGATTATCTCTTACTACAAAAAAGTAATTTTTGTCTGAGGTAAGTGTATTTGGAATTTCAACATCAGCCAATCTAACATTCCAATTATTTAGATTAGCAGCAACTAGCATTTCGCTAGTATTTTTTTCTTCTGTGAAAACTGTGCCTAAGCCATGCCAAGCAGGTTCTCTGAAAGAAGCAAAAGAAGCAACACCATTTTGTGTTTCTAATTCATGAGCCATTTTTTTTCCTTTCTGTGGTCATTTAGAATCTATCTTAGCACAACCCAGCGACAAAAGCAAATCCTGTTAAGCAAAATGTCCGAATTGTCCAGACTGTCCGTAAACTTGACAAAATCCCTTTGCGGGACGTGGATTTTTGGAGGGAGCAGTTTACATGGACATGCTCAGGTCCCTTGCAGATCCCTGAAAGAAAGGATGAAAGAGGGATGCTGCATACATTGCGGGGCCTTTCATGAACCCCGCAAATTTTTATAGCATTGAGATGTTGTCAACTTCTACATCAACATCAACATCATGTGAATGCGAATCTGCATAAACAGTCAAATCGATATCTTCAATGTCAAATGTTGATAGGTCCGCTAGTGGAACACTAACCCTTCCAGTAATTGTTGCGGTTGCTTCAAATTCAATTTCCTTGGTTGGATTGAATCCAAAAATATTGCATAGTTCAGAGACAATGTCTTCTGCGTCCATTTCTAAATAATCAGCCAGTCTATTTTCTACATGGCCAACTTTTTCTACGTATTCATTCAGCCTCTTCGACTTACGACGGCCCTGTTCAAGTTCCCATTCAAGGTCTACAACTTTGATAGTTGGGTACTGTACGGTTTGGTCCGTTGCATCTAAATCAATAACTTTATAGGTTACCAATTGATTTGGGTTGTAGTGGACTGGAGCCACGGTTTCATTATTCGTTTCCATTTGAGATGTCCTTTCCTAGTTCATCAAATTCTCTAATAGTATCTAGCATAACATCTAATTGTTCTTGTGTCAATAATACATGGGTCACGAGAGTTGTTGTCATAGATGAAAGAGCAGCAGAGTATTCAAATAAAGCCCTAGCAAATTCCTCTGATGACATTTCGTCTTTGTGATGATAAATAGCAGAAGCCATGTTCATTATAATTGGGTCATGAACCGCTTCCTGTGTTGCATTTTGTAGTCCTAGCATTGTCGCTATCATTTTGTTTCCTTTCTTTGGGTCTTGTAACAAGTCTAGCAAAAAATAGGGGAAAATACAAGTCCAGTCTTAAAAATTTATGGCGTGTCGGTGTGATAAAGATCACAGGCCCACGTGGGGTTTTTGGAGGTGGAGCAGTTTTACATCATGCTCAGGATGATCTTTCCAGGAATACCCGCAAGGACTTTCGCCACTTCATTTTTTAGCGGGGCTTATCAGGAAAGAAACTTAGTATGTCTTTACCATAGCAAATCGAGTTTGATTATTTGCCAAGCGAAGCATTACCTTTGTTACATTGTGACGCATTGGAACGAACTTCTCAATACGACCTGTAATTCCTGTTTTGCTTGTTGTGAATAAATCACCGATTTGGTAAGTGTATCCGCCTAATGTCATTTTTTTTCTTGCCTTTCTGTTTATTGGGTCTTATTATTATTTTACTAGATTTTGGCAGGGAAGTCAAATACCCTCCCCTGCCTATCTAATTACAAGTATCTTGCGATAGCGTTGTAAGTAGAAGTAGAAACTACTTCCTCATCTGTCATCTTGAGAATACGAATTGCGTTCTCAATTTCCTCTTTTTGCTCACGATACTGCCACTCATGGATAGAGTTGTAGTCTTTCTTAGGTTCAGCAGGGATTTCAATAGAACCTTTAGGTAGTGAGAAAGATACTTGGATTTCGCCATTGTATCTTGTATGAGCAGATAAATCCTCTGCCTTGTTGATAGCACCCATAGCAAGTTTGGCAACCTCTTTATTCCATGCCTTTACTGCTTTGTCGTGCTTTGCCTCGTTCGCCTCTTGTGAAGCGAAGTCTTTATCTAACTTAGCCAACGCACTTTCTAGTGCCTTGACTACTTTAGTTGTAGCGATTTTTACATTTATCGCTTTGCCATTTCTAGCCATTTGTTTATCCTTTCGTTTGGGTTTTTGGGTTATTTATAGTTTAGCATTTTTAGTGCTAAAAATCAAGTGAGCAGTTTAGCCTTGTCATGCTCAGGACAGGTTAGCGTTTGCTAAATTACTTCGCTGTCCAAGTTGTCCAGCGAGGTGAGCCATTTACATCAAGTTTGACACGAACGGAGTTTCCGTCTTTGTTTGGCTTGATTTCTGTGATAGTGCCTGTAACCTTTGATTTCTGTGAGGTGTAGAGGTCGCCTACCTTGTATGTTGCGGTATTTACTGCCATTTTGTTTCCTTTCGTTAGGTTGGTATTTCTTGTATTTATTATGACATTTATTTTATTGGTTGTCAAGTCCAAATCTAAAAATCTCACATTTTGAGATTTATAGCCCATTACTCCCCCACATTGAGAGGGTAAATAGTAATAACCCTATTATTATCCAATACTCAGATCTCATAGCCTACCTTTTCTTTGCGCTAAATACTATGTCTGCCTTATTATCTACGCATAGACTACATTTTACACAGGCAGAGCCGTCTTTGTCAATTAAGGGAATAGCCTTTTTATTCTCAGGACACTTTGCGCCTACCTTACCAATCATAGCCTTTAAGTCTGCTTGACCTATTGCGAAAGTATCTGCAAGGTATGCAAGGCGTACACCTAGCGCATTTACACTTTTAGCGTTTTCGGTGTTATCTTTATCAGTAGAGAAATAGAGAGATAGATTATCTATCTTATTAAGAATTGTCGCTGCACTAGGTACACGAGTATAAACCCAAAACTTAATGTCAGGATTATTTAGAATTACTATTTTCCATGCATTGGTATAGGTATCAGAGAAGAAATCCCCATCCCAGTGAATACGAAATAGTAAGGGTGCATTTTTCTTTTCACAATCTTTTCTAAAGTCTGCAATCATGTCAGACAATAAACTAATCATCGTTTCTTGATTAGCGTCTTTAAGTAATTCCCAGTTATGGAGTAATACTGCCTTTACTCCTTTATAGACTTTTTCGAGTTTTCCTGCATAACAAATAGTTGTACAAGTTGGGGTGGCACCAGGGCACGAGAAATCTTTACCAGCAGGTAATCCAAAAGTGTTGGCAATTGTTGGGGTCTTTCCATTTTTTGAGACTGCATTAGTCACCTTCCTATCCATAGAGCGTTTTAGCATTATGGGTCCTTTCTTTTCTTTTATTTTATCATTTATTTTCAGAGATGTCAAATTTTTTGTGCTTAATCTTTCGGGAATAATTTTTTTTGTTCCTTAATGGTTGAGCAGCATTAGATCGGCGCAATTCCATTAAGCGCCTTAATTCCTCAGCAGTTTTCTTTCTCATAAAATAATCTTATCATAAAAAAATACAAAAATCAAATCGGGAGGTTCTTAACAAATCGGACAAATCGGGCGGGACGTGCGGTTTTTATTCGTCACGCACAATAAATAATTTTAAATATTCTGAATCATTAACAACAATTTCAAGAATTTCATCAAAGTCATTTCTACCTTGAATTACATAAGTATATTCATTATTTTCATATGTAGATTCAACATTAATAACTCTTCCAATTTCGGTTGCATATTCATCAGAAAATTCAATTAAATCCCCTTCCAGTAATTGGTCGGGAAGTAATTGATCAACGAATACAAAGTTATCCATGCTTATCATTGTAGCAGACATTTATTTTCCACTCACGCTTCCGTCTTTATAGAAAATCTTAGTGTGCATTTTGCCATTAGGTTCTGATAAGTTGATAGTTGAGTATTCAACAGCAGTTCCCCAATCAACAAACTTTTGATAAGTTTCAACAGCCGAAATTGCATCACTATAACGACCTATCCATCTAGGGGCAGTTTCGCTATCGTAGGTGCAGGTTACAGAATATAGATATTCCATTTTAGTATTCCTCTCTTTCAATAATCCACGCATCTAGGTGGTGTTGTTCAATAATAGCCCACGCAGGAGCAGTAGTCAAGCCTTTATAGGTTACGCCTTCAGGCATAGGTATTTCCAAATCCCATAGCCCAGCATCATTCACCGCATCTATGGCTTCAACACAAGGTTGAACCATGAAATCAGGAACGGGCGGGTAGTGATTAGACTTTAGGTGTATTCCTATCTGAGTTTCAATATCAAGATTATCAGCAAGAGCCAAATCATTAGCAAAATTACTTCCCATTTTAGTTAGCCTCCATTGTTGCGAATAGTTCAGGCTCACTTAGTAGTCCATTATCCCAAATTACAGAGCCGTCATCATCTAGGATTAGTTCATAGGTATTACAAGGGCATACCTCAAAATCAAAGTCCTCTCCGTTGCCATAATAGAGATTACCTTTACCACCACAAAAATCGCAGTTTCTAATCTGCCTTAGTGCGTATTCCAATTTATCCATTTTTTATTTCCTTTCTTTCAATACTGAAATCCTATCAGATAGGGGTGACAAAATCAAATCCGACACGCCCTGTCCGATATGTCCGTTTTGTCCTACCAAGAGGACTGATAGTAGAATGACAGACGCTCAAAATCAGGTCTATCAATAAGGGGCTGTAATTGATTTATGGTATCCATTAGGTCTTGCCAATACCATTGGTCAATATCAGTACCGCCGAAGAAAAATCCACCAACAGGCGGAATTAGGCTAGGGTCTTTATTAGTAACCGCTAGAGTACAGTCATTTACCAATTGTTTTAGTTTAGCGTGAGATACATAGTATTCACCACAGTCATCTTCACCATTCTGTACATTATTTACAAACCAGCCATGAACAGAATTTACCTTACGCCAATAGGCAACATTTACCATTACATCTACGCCATAGATACTTTCTTTATCTACAAGCGAATCAACACCAGCAGCATTTACTACATCGTTCCATTGTGGAGCGGTAGCCTCAGAATATTTAGTATCGCTATCACGATCTAACTTATCCCATTCAATTTTATTTATGTGCTTACGAGCACTTAGATACATGTCTAAACCCATTTTATTTTATTTCCTTTCTTATAGGTCTGATACTTTTACAGCAATGGTTGCCCATTTATGTCCATTGAAACGAATTGAATAAGCCTGATAATCAGTACCTACCCAAACATCATCACGCTTTTCAGCGAAATTTATTTCTCCACCCTGATATTTACGGGCAAAAGAAGTAGGTCTATAATACTGACCTACAAGTAAATCTTCAATTGAATAACTTCTCATTGAATTTCCTTTCTTTATTTTTAGGCTTCCAGCGTATCATTTTTTATCCGTAAAATCAAATCGACACGCCGTAATTTAAGAAAAAAATTCGGGTGTGATAATAATCACATCTTAAACAGCCTGTGGATAAACCTGTGGACGACACGCCCGAGTGCGGGACGTCATTTTTTTTGAAAAAATTTTTTAGCAGCAAATTCCAGGAAAAAAAATATTCGCTACTTAATTATTTTTTGCAGCACATGCAAAACATTTTAGATCTGCGACAAAAATTCTTCCGCAGATCTCACAAGTAGCGAATTTTGTTTTAGGCATTAGACAGGAATTAAACCAATTTCATCAACGCCACAAGCCTTTTCAAATTTTGCTTTGTCAAATCTTTCATTGTCGCTTTGAAAGTATTGAGCAAATTCTTCTACTAAATCCTCAAAGACCTGCGGATGAATTTCATCCACAAATCCTTTTAGGATGTTTGAAGTTTTTACATAGTCTTTTCTTGTCATCATTAGGCGTTCGCTCCTAACAAAATCCATGAATGAGTTGCGCCTTCATTGACACGCTCTAATTCTGCGAGAATTTCTGCCTGCGTCATTAGTGAAGGTCTGCCTAGTAATTCTTGAACGGCTTGAATATTCATTTCAATAAATTGTTCAGCAGGAATATTTTTTAGTGCGCCTAAGAATGGCGAATGGTCAGCGATACGAGAGACAAAATTTATTCCGTCTGCTGTAAAGTGGTAGTCTGTATAAGTGAAGTTTGTCATTTTAGTTCTTTTCCTTTTCTTTAGTGTTATTGACAATTGTAGCGATTTTCTCTAAGTTAGTCAAGCGAGTAATTTCTCGCTGGCTTTCAACAAGTTTCTTGAATTCATCTAATTTCATTAGTCATTATTCCTAACTGCGATAGTGCGGTAGGTATAACGCCCACCCTCGCTACGAACACCGACAAGATACGCCTCAGCGTTGTCATACCATACACAAGCAGGGTGTTTTTCTGCTGAAATGATTTCACCTGTTAGGGTTTTTGAGCGATAAGTTTTGCCTATTAGTAGGCTTTCAATTGAGTATAAATTAGCAGACATTAGTTTTCCTTTCTTTAGTTTCTAATAAATCTATTATTTCATTTTTTTGTCAAAAAGTCAAATCTGAAACACGCTTAGGCGGTGTGATTATGCTCACACTTTTCTTCAATTTCGTGTCCAAATTCTGAGACGAGTTCCTCATAGATTTCGTCCATGTAGTCTAAATAGTCCATAAGTTGAACCAACCTTTCTTTAGTAGTTTTAGGGTCTTATTCGCTAGGCTCACCTTTCGGATTATTTGCTAGGCTCATACCCTTATTTAATTGTTATAGTAGAATACTATCACAAAAATCTCAAAAAGTCAAATTATTTCTCGGCGTGTCGTGTGTGATTTAGACCACACCGCAAAAGGTGCAAATCGGACATTGACGTGAATTTTTGCGGAATTTTTAGTTCCGCAATTTTTATTTTTATTCTACAACATCTAGAACATCAAATACATCAAACTTTTTCAAATCGTTTTCTGACAACGCTAGAAAGATTTTATTTAGATCAAACACAGCACCTAAGTCTGTATCTGATTCAGTTATGAAACTGATAAGAACATTTTTTTTAGTCAAGGTAAATTCCCCCTTTCACATCTTTATGATTTACACAAACATTACCACGAGGAATTTCTACATGGCATTTGAAACAATTCATTTTTATTTGATTAGTTATTAAACCTAATTCAACATCTAACAATTCGCTAGTAGTAGCCTGATTAAAATCAACCCAACCAGCACCATTTTCATTTATACGAAAAATTTCTAATTTACTCATTTTACAATTCTCCTTTCAAGAGATTTTCTTTTGCTGACCTGATTATTTGCTTACTTATTTAGTAAGGCTCACAGGATTTTTATTTATTTTTTATTTCTTACAATACTTAGCGTATTTTACGAATAACTTTCGGTATCCGCAGGTATCGCAGTATCTATTGAAGTAAGGTTGGCGTGTTGATACGCCCCACTTATCTGTCCAAGTTTCATGCTTACAAGTAGGGTCATTACCCTTTTCATTGTAGTCATTGTAGAATTGTGGAACATGGCTCCATGCTTGGTAGCCTGAAGCGATTACTTTATCTAATTTTTTTTCTAGTGACATTTTATTGTCCTTTCTTTTTTATCTAATACAAGTATCCTAACATAGGGGTCTGACATTTTCGAGGGTATAAATAGGATAAATCGGACATTGTGATATACCTCACATGTGACCTATACCACACTAGGTTATCCACATAGTTATCCACAGGGCACGTGAATTCGGACATATTGGACATGTGACTAACACCACAAAAATAGTTTAGCGACACGCCGAAGCAGGGCTTGATTTTGTCAGTCCTCTGTGTTATTATTCTCCTATAACAAAAAGAAAGGAAAACTAAAAATGGATACAATGGAATTTATAGAAAAAAATGGCTTATGCGCCATGGATAAGGTTTGTGTATTTTGTTCAACAATAACAGACGGGTGGAACGCTTTCTGCCCTAGTTGTAGAGAATACAAGGGTATGATGAGGCTACCTCAAGCCATAGACTACTATGGTACAGACATAGTAGGTTTGTGAGGTAAATCACAGGGGACACACCCCACAGACACCCCAATTTGTCAGTGGCAGGGTATAAGATTAGATTACTAAAAAGAAAGGTAGCAAAAGAAAATGCTAAAACTAAGTTACACAGTAGAAAAAGAGGGTGTGGAATTGACCACCCTAGATAAGTTCATGCTAAATGAAACTCAAATAAATGACCTACTAGATAGTCTAGTAGAACATGGATACACTGTCCAAAGTGTAAGAATTGACGAATTAGAAAGTTTGGTGAAATAAATGTTTGACCTACTAGAAAATCTAGAAATGTTTGTTGAAGAATACGCACTAGCGATTGTTCTAATTGTTGTTGGTGTTGTTTGCCCATTATTGTATTTTGTGAAATAGAAAGGATAAAAAATGAAACTCTACAAAACACTAAGTTTTGATTGCTCTACCTGTTATGGTAGAGGCTATGTTTTCTATGGTGATGCCCAAGATTACAACATAGAGCCATGCGAGTGTGTAGCCAATGGCTAACTACTCAGCAGAGCAACTACGCAGAAAAGCCCACCTTGCGAGAGGTGGCACTCTTTCTAACTATGATAGAAGCCATTACACAAAAACAAATGATAGAATAAAATTAGGAGAAAATAAAAATGATACAAGTAAAACTAACAACGACTAATGGAGAAACTAAAACAATTCCATTCTATAACCGAGAGCATGTTGAAAAGTTTGTCGCTTACTTTCCTGCTCAATTACCGAAAGGCTATGCTGTTTGTATTGATGCCCCACTAGTGGGTATTCATAGCGGGTGGGTAGTAGGCACAAAATCTAGAGAAAACATCTAAAAAAAATAAATAAAAAATGGTGGGCTTATGTGCTCACTATTTTTTTGATCTTTTTATTTTTATTTCTTGCATCATACACTTTAACAAAAAATTCAGATTTTTGGTATAATGGATCCATGCCATTTGAACATTGCCAACATGTCTATAGAAATGTGGGACAGAACCCATGCCAGTATTGTGGCGGGGACAGTCATGAAACTGACTGGAAGAAAGAAAACAAACTAAGACAACAATGGCTTAAGGAGAATCCTTTGGCATACAAAGAGGTAGGGTGGTGGTCAATATGACAGAATCACAAAAAATTTCAGAAAATGACAATATGGGCAGAGAGAAATTCTGGGAAGATCTAGGTAGGCCAGAAAACGATGGTTTGGCATTAAAAATATTTAAAGAAGCATGCTGTGATAATTGTTCCTGCATGAACGATAAATAGGTGCTATAATAATCCACATGAGCGAAACACCAGTATCTGAATTAAAATGTTGCAATGCTTGCACATGCACAGAACCTCACCGTTCCAAGCCTTTGGAAACTGATGAGGCTCCTGCAGTTAATGTACAAGAATCATAAACTAAGCAATAATATTGTTGCTTTTTAGTTTTTCGTAAATATTGCCAAACATAAAAATCAATGTAGGCTGACTTTGTGAAATTTGTTTTTCGGCATCTTCAGAACTTATTCCAGCCTTTTCACATAACTCTCTATTATCAGCATTCATGCTTTCCAACATTAATTTAATAACTTCTTCCTTATTCATATTTCACCACTTTCCTATAGGACATTTTGCGCTTTTTAGTGTTGTCTTAAGTTTCATAAAACAACCACACTTCTTACATTTTACCATACGACGATTGAAGAATTCACAACCATTGCATATTTTTAGGCGGGACTCAATTAAGTCTCTATCACTTCTTGGCTGATTCGGATCAAACAAATCAGAGAACTTAACATCATCACCCACCTATACAGTTTATCATAAAAGTCTCAATCATGCTATACTGAATAAATGCGAGAAATAACTACCATATACTGGTCATCTTCATTGAGAGATCCATCTCCACCAGACCAATGGTATTTAAAGGATCCAGAGCCAGTAAAGAATTATTTTATAAATAATATACCAGAAAATAAAGATAATGCGGATATGGGGTTTTTTGGTTGTCCTGCTGCAGGTGCTTTCTTTAAAAATCTATACACATTCAAGGCAAATAAAAATGATAGCGCTAAATTTCCTGCAGGGTATCTAAAAACGGTAGCCAATCAAAGCATAGGCTCAATAGGAGACTTTGGTAATAAAGTAACACTAAGACAATCTCGTAAGTCTGCAATAGATGGATATATAGATCTTATATATGATATTAATTATGTAATGTTTGCAGACAAACCTCTAACCATCAGATTGTCGACACCAAACTATCCACCATCTGCTCCATCTCCAGGAGCAATGCTTATTAGTGGAGAATTCGACATTGGTAGATGGTATCGACCTGCTGTACTTAATTGGTTTGTACCTACAGATAATACAAGGTTTGAAATTAAAGAAGGCGATGATCTATTTTATTTTCAAGCATTGACAGATGACAAAATAGTTTTTCAAAAATTTATGATGACTGATCAAATCAGAGAACTTGCACAATCTTTTCTTAAATCTTTAAAAAGAGACGGGATGGGTTTAACTCTAGAAGAAAGATACCAAATAGCCGAGGGTAGACAAAGTCAAGAACTCATTCTTGCTGAAATAAAAAAGAACCTAATTACCACTCCATACGATCATAATACGTAATAGAATACTCTCCTCCGAATACTTCAGCATATGAGAAAATATCACACATATATTTCTTTACGGTTGTCAAACCTACTTTATCGGTTTTATATTTATATGCCCTATTGATTGTTTCATGTGAAACATTTTCGGCTATAAGGTTTTTGGACAATTCCTGTATATATCGGGTTTTGCCATATTGACGATTAGTGAAGGATTGTTTGGTATAAATGTTCCGTATACCCTCGTCAATTTCCTTGGCAACATTTGTGTTGTGGATAACATATTCTACTGCAGGACAATTCATCCTATCAGACCATGTTCGCATGTTCTCGCTGTAAGATTCCATATTGCGTAGGGTGGAGTCAGCGTAGGCCATGCGTATCATCTCTGTCGCCGATGTTTTAATTCCTGTTGCGTATGCAATCAAATATGCTGTAGCAAATGGAAACTTGTCGCTGTACTTAGTTATGCCAAAATGAATATTGGGGTTAAAACTTTTCGACGACATATTATCATTTTGCAAACGCATATGATTGCCAATTGAAACATAATCTGGATGATTCATATCGCAGTCAACGAACAAACAATCTCTAGGACTAATTCCTGGCGAAAGGCAAAGAACATTCTTGTCATATGTGCCTACGACTTTATATCCGTTATAACGATTTAATAACTGCGCCGAAACAAAACCGTCCATGTCTGGCGAGATTATTAAATTTTTAGAATACTCTAGCGTTGCCAGTATTTCAGATTTCATTTTATAAAAACTCCTGTTATAATTGTGCCTATCATGATATTCGATGGCACTGCTTTAATAATCGAAATAATTATAGGTATAGGAACTATTCTATCAGGTATTGCCTTTGCAATCAAGTTTCTTGTAAAAAATTATTTTGCTGAAATGAAAGCAGAGTTTAAGCCTAATGGGGGATCCAGTTTGAAAGATCAAATTAATAGACTAGAAAAAAAATCAGAAGAAGCAGAAGAAGATAGAAAACGCCTTCATGAAAAAATCGATAAGATGTTTGATGTTTTGCTAAATCACATTGCAAAAACCGATAAGTAATTACTATATATAATATATATAAAGTTTATCTTTTAGGGAAAGCCCCCCCTCCCCCCATAGATTTTTATATTGCAATCTAATGGTGAGAAAGGGAGCGTTGCATATCTCTCAGTGCAAAGCCCCTACAAACCCATTTAAACACTATACCATAAGTAATTTTCTATTGCAAACACATATGTCCGTTTTGTCTGTTATGATATACTTTTAATTGCTTGTCCCCGTGATCTGTCTCTCATACCCACCGATCATGGGGCAAGTCTATATTTCATGGTATAATCTTTCTATTATGGCAAATCTCTGTGCTCCCGAAAAATTTGGTGCTGATCCAGCAAATATACAATGGCGAGTCGTACGAGGAGATACCGCAACATTACGAATAGCATTTTACGAAGATGATGAATCTACTTACTACGATACTGAGGGATGGATTTATAGAGCAACAGCATATGATCAGTCTGGAGATTTACTAGATGCCCTCGATTGTGCATCAGAACCTGGTTATGTTGATATTACTGCTTATCCCTCAGTAACTAAAAATTGGGGATTGAAGTATGCAGCAAATGTTGCAGAACTTCCTTTTGATTTACAAGTTATTATTCCAAACGAAATTGAAGACACAGTGTGGACTCCAGTTATTGGAACTATTTATGTATTAGGTGATGTTACACCAGGAGGTACTTTATAATGGCAGTAATTAAGATTGTTCCTATGCCAGGCGCAGAAGGACAGCAAGGCGAAACAGGAGCAGTAGGCCCACAAGGTCCTCAAGGTGAAACAGGTGCAACAGGTCCAGCAGGTGCTGACGCTGTTTGGTATTACAATGGAGAATACAATCCAGGTGCATCTTATGTGATTGGTGATGTTGTAACATATGACGGACAACTCTGGTATCGCAAAAATGCAAATGGTGGAAATGTTGGAGATACTCCCTCAGAAGGACCATTCTGGGATTTACTTGCTGCAAAAGGACAGAGTAATTTATATGAGCAAGGAACTTGGGAAACAAATTTTTATTCACAAAATGAAATAGTAAATCGTTCTATGGATGGACAAACTTTAAGTAGTTTGGGTACATATCGTGTAATTGGAGATATTGTATTTTGGGATGTTCATTTAATTGGTTTTCCTAATGAAGAAACAAGCCCAAATCACGCTTGGTCAATAACTGCGCCACCATTTGAAGTTGCACCATTAATCAATATTAATATAAATGGTTATGTTCCAACGCTTTCATCAACTAACAGTTTTGGTAGATTATTTATAAGAGCAGATGCAGAACCATACTATGATTATACTTCAGGAGTACCATTTGGTCCAGATGAGTCTGTAGTTGTTCCAATATGGGGAAATCATCAACCTGTTACAAATAATTCTGATTTTATTTCAATTTATTATCAAGATCCAAATGATATAAATATTAATACAGATACTTTTAAACCAGTTACATGTACAAATATTGTAAATCTTCTTGGAGAATCTGAACAGAATGCTACATTAATGCCATATTTTAGATTTAATTTAAGTGGTTGGTATAGGAAAGCATAATGGATCACTCATTAATTACTTTATCAAACACAACATCAACTAGGCTTACTCCAAATGGTAAACATTCTGGAATGGACATAACTTTACAAAATGTAAATGCTTCTGGTTATATTTATATTGGTGGATCAAATACAGTATCATCAACAAACTATGGTTTTAGAATTATGCCAAACCATTCATTCTCAATTGAATTAAATGGAAATGATGCGATATACGCCATTTCTTCTGTTAATGAAATGAAACTAGCAGTTCTTAAAGCATCACTAGAAGCAGGAATGTAATGGCACGTTTTACACACCCTGGAATTAACGATGATTCTGGTAATGGAAATGTATTAAGTAATTTGCATTACGGATCTTTTTATAGTACACAAAACCAATCATTGGCAAAAGATGCAATCGGTGCAGTAACTTTAAACAATACAGACTTTAACAATGGTGTAAGTGTTGTTTCTAATTCTAGAATTACTATTGCAAATGCTGGTAAATATAATATTGCTTTTTCTGCTCAACTTCATAACAATGGTGGAGGAGGTTCTGGAACTACCGTTAATATTTGGTTGGCAAAAAACGGTACAGCAATAGCAGATACAAACACAAGAGTTTCAGTAAATACTAATAGCCCATATGTAGTAGCAGCATGGAACTTTTTTGTTAATGCTTCTGCAAATGATTATTATGAATTAATGTGGTCTCCAGATAATACACAAATACAAATGGATTATCAGGTTGCAGGATCACATCCAGCAATACCATCAGTGATTTTAACTGTAAATCAAATTGGCTAATATTGTGAGATAATTACCCCATGGCTATGTCTAAATCCATGGATTTCCCATCAAGCAAAAAATCAAGTTATGCTGCACAAGTTGTAGAGACTCAAAATACTAATACTGATGTATTAATTAATTATGTTCCTGTCCCTGGCCCAATGGGGCCTCAAGGACCTGCGGGTATACCTGGACCTCAAGGACCTGCTGGTAAGGACGGAGAGAAGGGTCCAAAGGGCGAGAGAGGCACTCCTGGAAAAGACGGTGAGAGTTCTTTGTCTTCATCTGGACAACAAGCGGGATGGGGAGCATATTTTAATAAAAATAGAAATGAAATAAGATTAGGTGCAAACCAGGGTGAAGATGGGTGGGTTAGTGTCTGGGTAGATTCGAAGGGCAGTAATACAAACGAAAAATATTTACCAGAAGGATGCACTAGTCTTTGGAACGAGCACCAAAGAATGCTTAATTTTCACGGGCTTAAGGTAGGATCCCAAGTATTTGTAACATACAATTTTGAACTTACTACTTATAGTAATAATACAGAGGTTTGGATTAGAACGCTTTTTCCTAAATCTACCACCGAAATTTCACAGTATGTAGCATCACTAAAATATCAGTATGTTTACAATATGTATGTTACACAGCATTTCTTTATTGAGGACGAATCTATGTGGTCTTCTGGAGCAGTACCGCAAATCAGAGCAGACTACGATTCATCAGTTTTAATGAATTCAATATATGTATCTGTGATATAATTTACGAGGAGGACTCATGGCATTTCCAGGCACATACAACATTAACTATTATAAGGGTGATACCTTTCAGTTTCGCATTTATCCAAAGAATGCTGATGGCAGTGCATTTAACTTAACTCCATATACTGGTGGTGGATCTTATGATGATGATAATAATCCATCAACACCAAATGTTCCATATGACGCTGTAACTTTTACATTTGCACCTAGTAGAGGATCAACAAATTGGCATGAGGCAGCAGCATGGATTTCTTCTGACAAAAAATATATTAATTGTGCAATTCGTGGTGGCGAAGATGGGGATTCTCAATATTTAACTCCAGGAACAGAATATGTTTATGATGTTCAGATTACAAGACCAACAAATGGATCTACAGATCCAGGCGCATTACAATTTCCAATCATTACAACAGTTCTTACTGGAACAATAACAGTACAAGGACAGGTTACCCCATAATGTCAGACTATGATGTTTTGTTAACTAATGATGATTTAATTGTTTTAGGTGGACCACAAGAATTAAATATAGAACTCGACTACGGTCCAGAAGGTGAAAGAGGAAGTTTAATATTTGTTGGCAACGGTAGCCCAAGTGAACTAACAATTGGACAAACACCAAAAGCATTTGATCTTTATATCAATATGCTAAAGTCTGATCCAGACAATAAATATTTAATGATTTATTCTTATATGCCAGGACTAACTGGATTACAGTGGCAAGAAATTACAAAACTTATTCCAAATACTTATTCTGCAAATACAAGTATTGATTTTAATTCTGTTAATTATGTACATATACCAGTTACAGCAATAGTTGATCCATCTTATGTAGGAAATACAGATGCTTCAAACTTTAGTGTTAATGTAACTTTTGCAACATCAGCAGGTTTACCAATAGTAAGTTCAATAAAAACAGAAATAGTTTCTCTTAATTCAGTTGAAAATTTAAAAATAACATTTTATGCAAAAGAATTTGATGGTACCGACTGGGTTGATATCTCTGGACCCCGTACAGCCAACCTTCATATTTCGGTGGTATAATCGAGGGGGTGATCTAGGTGGCAGCAGAAGACATTGGCGGAATCTGGAATGTAAAACAACCAGGTTATGATGATACAGCAGATATACAGGCTGCGCTTAAACTATTCCTATATGGTAGTTATACTTTTGATACATCACAATCTTCATCAGCACAAAAAGCAGCAGTTCTCGCTGGTAGCGGTGTAGCAAAACATTTACAGGAACTAAGCGATAGAGTTACTGCACAAGAAACCCTAGGCATTGGATCAGATTTTCTTACACTTTCAGAAATACAGGCAGTATCTTCTCCAACTGATGGATATATAGCAATTGCTTCTGACTCAAGTGGACTAGCAGTACAAACCACATATGGCGTAGCAATATATCAAAATGATGCACCATCCCAAAACCTTACAAACGGTGTTCTATGGGTAGACAAAGATTCTCCAAACCGAGATATTTATGTTTATGATGACGGGGGATTTAGAAAGATTGGTACATATACTCAAGCAAAGGGAGACCTCCTAGTAGGATCTGCACAAGGATCTACTGATATATTGTCTGCTGGAGATAATGGTAAAGTTTTGACAGTTGATTCTACATCCCCGCTTGGAATTACCTGGGCATCTCAAGATTATGAAATTAATAAAAATACAGCAAGAGTTATTTATGGAACACCAGTAGAGGGGCCATACGGAATTAATCCACCAGTAGATCCAAGCGTTATGACAAATGGTGTTAATGAAAACGATACATTAAAAACAATTTTAGGATCATCAATACAGGCTCAAGTTGTAAAAACAACATCATCAACAACAACTAGAATTACTTTTTCTGGATTACTAAGGCCTACTACAGATACATCTGTTCCAGCGTTTGTAGGACTACAAAGAAAAATAAACACAGGATCTTATGAAACAGTACAAATTGGACTTGTTCCAAAAGAATTGGTTACATCTAACTTTGTTTGGATTGACGCACATGGAGCAACAACTGGAGATACAATTACATATAGAATTTTAAATATAACTCCTGTAGGATATTCTGCTAATACAATTACACAACAGTTTGGATTAACTTCCGATACTTTTATAGTGGAGGAAATCTAAAATGGCACAAATCGCTCCAGGTAGTAAAGTAGTATATGCATATGACTCTGCAACTGAAAAGTGGTATGCACTTGCTGGTGTTGCGAATACAAATGTTCCATATACATGGACACAAGTTCATACATTCGGACAACCAGTAACCTTTAATGATGTTATTCGTGCAAAGGGTGGCGTTAATTTATTTTTAAATCCTACTGCTAGAGATGCTGCAATTACAAATCCACAAAAAGGTATTATTTGTTTTGTTAGACAAACCGATAGTGGAACCGATATAGATCAACTACAAATTTACAATGGCACACAATGGATTGGATTACTAGACACAGAAACATTTGTCTCTAAAGACGAAAACTATACAATTGCTATTTCAGATCCAGGTAAAACAATAACTGTTAATTCTGCAACCAATACAACAATTTCTATTCCATTAAATAGCACAACTCCATTTATAGTTGGACAAAAAATAAATATTATTAGAATGGGTACTGGAAATGTTACAGTTTCTGGTGTCCCAGGAGTAACCGTTTATGCAAAAGGTGGAACTGCCTCTATTGATGCCCAATATGGAAAAATAACTTTACTTAAATTAGGTTCAGATACATGGATTACTTATGGTGATATAGCAGAATCTTCTTCGCCTACCCCGACACCAACTCCCACACCAACCCCAACACCTACTCCAACACCTACGCCTACTCCATCTCCTACACCACCATCATTCCCATTCTTTAATCCATCATTCCCATTCTTTAATCCTACGCCAACTCCAACTCCTACACCTACACCTACCCCAACACCTACTCCAACCCCTACACCTACCCCAACACCAACCCCAACACCTACTCCTACCCCAACACCTACATCTAGCCAAACGACGGTATGGTACAGTTGGTGTGATCAAGGAACTTATCAATTATCAGGACCATACTCTTATTCAGCAGTAGGCACAGTTTCTTCAATATGTAATAATCTTTACAATGAGTGGGATTATACAAACGGATATCCACCAAATGGATGGGCTTGTGGAGCAACACAAGCAGCAGGAACTGCAAGTTGTGGAGGAACACCTACCCCAACTCCAACACCTACACCTACACCTACTCCTACACCAGTAGGTAATCAATATTGGGCAACAGGATGCTGTAGCACTACTGGATCTCAAGTAACTGGAATAAGTAGTTCTGGATTTACTGAGGCTTATGCTTCTATGAATTCACAATGTTCTGGAGGTTCTATTACACAAACACAGTCTGGAGTTTCTGGAACAATTCCAACACTATCATGTGGAGGAACCCCAACACCAACACCGACACCAACACCTACCCCTACTCCAACTCCAACTCCGACACCGACCCCCACGTTGACATGTCCAGATCCAGAGAATGCGGGTAGCATAACTAATTCAACTCAATGTACAAGTTGTGGATATACATGGTCTGGAGGACAGTGTAGTTCACCTTTTATCTAACGGGGGTTTGGTACTCCTATTGTGATCAAGGAACATATCAATTAGTTGGTCCGTATAATACATCTAGAAATGTACAAGGAACTACAGAGCAAGATAGAGTAACTTCTCTTTGCAATACTTTGTATAATGAGTTTGATTATACAAATGGATACCCGCCAAATGGATGGGCTTGCGGTGCAACTGTATCTGAAGGAACTGCAAGTTGTGCACCTACACCTACTCCAACTCCTACACCTACACCAACCCCAACACCTACACCTACTCCAACCCCAACTCCTACACCAACTCCTACTCCTACGCCAACACCAACTCCTACTCCAACTCCGACAGTAATTTGTCCAAATGATGCTACATATGGCGTAGTTAGTGGCGGTATTTATATTGGATCATGTCCAGACGGATCTTGCCCAGGATGTAGCAATTATCAACAAAAATGGTATAAGTGTTCAGACGGTTCTTCTGGATTAATGTTCTATGAGGGTATTGGGTGTAGTTCAACTCCAACCCCAACACCAACTCCTACCCCGACACCAACACCAACGCCTACCCCGACACCGACACCAACACCTACTCCAACCAGTATATGTGATGGAGACTGGAGTTTATTAAGTTCGTCACAATGTGCTCAGTGTGGATTGGTCTGGGATGAACAGTTGGGAGAATGCGTAATGCCTTCAAACCCAACACCAACTCCAACACCGACACCAACACCTACACCAACACCAACACCGACACCAACTCCGACACCAACTCCGACACCTACTCCAACTCCAACACCTACTCCGACACCAACTCCATCTCCGACACCTACTCCAACTCCGACACCTACACCAGTTTCTGTTACTAACTACTATGGATATTGTGCGTTAAATGGATCTCCACAAGGACCTTTTGGACCATTTAATATTGATTGCGCTACTTTGTACACAACGCAAGAAAATGCAAACGGCTATCCTCCAATAGGATGGGTTTGCGGATCTACCCCTCAATCTGGAACACCATCTTGCACAACACCTACCCCAACACCTACGCCAACACCTACCCCAACACCTACCCCAACACCTACACCTACCCCAACTCCTACACCTACACCAACCCCAACACCTACACCTACTCCAACCCCAACTCCTACACCAACTCCTACTCCTACACCAACTCCTACTCCTACGCCAACACCTACAAATCAATGTGCTCCTGAAAATATATGGTTATTAACACAAAGTGGATGCCAGGCTTGCGGATATTATTGGGATAGTAGTTTAGGAGAATGTTTTACAACAGCACCTGGTCCTTCATTCCCGTTCTTCCCATTCTTCCCTTACTTCCCATTCTTCCCGCCGTTCTTCCCATTCTTCCCTTACTTCCCATTCTTCCCGCCGTTCTTCCCATTCTTCCCTTACTTCCCATTCTTCCCGCCGTTCTTCCCAACATTTGAACCTGTCGGACCATCATTCCCGTATTTCCCACCATCACCGACACCAACACCGACACCGACTGGTCCATGTACCTGCGGATACTGCTGGAGATGTAATGTTTGCTGCCCTGGACAAGATTGCGCTTGTTAGTGTATAATGTATAAATACTTATAAAAATAAGGAGTTTTATGTCAGAAAAGAAAACTGCATGGCAAAAATATAAAGAAAATCTTGGAGATACAAGGCCATGGGATTTGGTTAATCCAGAAACAGAGTGGGCATCTGACGAGGTAGCAGAAGAAAGATATTCTATATGTAAGCAATGTCCAGAATTAATTAAATTAACTAAACAATGTAAAAAATGTGGTTGTTTTATGGTAGCAAAAACAAAATTAGAAAAAGCAACATGTCCTATAGGAAAATGGTAAGATGAAGATTAAAGAACCTGAAATTGTTAAAACAATTTTGCCTGCAGAAGATTTAAAAAAAATACAACAATATGCCATGAGGATGTGGTCAACACAGCCAAATTATGATAATTCTTTTGGCAGACATCAATGGGCTAACACAGAAGAACTTAAAGATTTACATAATAAGTTATTAGATTTAGCAAGAGAACATTTTGAAGAAGACGACATACTACCTTCCTGGTGCTTAATGTCAATTTACGAGGGTAAAGATGCAAAACTCTGGAAGCATAAAGATGATAATGCTTGTACATACCATATCAACTTTTGTGTATTTCAAAAGACACCTTGGGATTTATGGGTAGAGGGAAAGCCATACACATTAATGGAAAATGATGCATTAATGACATACGGTAATGATCAAGAACACTGGAGAGAAGAATTTACAGATCCAGATAATAATATGGTTTGTAATATATTTTTATTTTATTGTAAGCCAGATCATTGGTATTTTACAGAAGGACCAGAATATTTATATACCCATATAAGAAAAGAAAAAGATAAAGAATCGATGTGATGACAATGAAGACAGCATTAGTCTTAGGCGCTGGTGGTTTTATTGGAAACCATATGGTAAATAGACTTAAAGAAGAAGGCTATTGGGTTAGAGGTGTTGACATTAAAGAGCCACCATTTTCTAAAACGAAGGCTGATGAATTTATCATTAGAGATCTTTCAGATTATGAAAATATGGAAAAGGTAATTAAATTTAAAGGATACTCTGGAAATTTTTATAGAGAAATACCATATCAGTTAGTAGATACATTTGATGAGGTGTATCAGTTTGCAGCAGACATGGGTGGAGCAGGATATATATTTACTGGAGACAATGATGCAAACATTATGGAAAATTCTGCACTAATTAATCTTAATTTGTTAAGAGCACAACTAAGACTTAATTCTGAAAAATTAATAAATAAAACTAAAATATTTTATTCAAGTTCTGCCTGTGCATATCCAGAATATAAACAAATGGACATTGATAATTTAGGATTAAAAGAGTCTGACGCATACCCTGCAGAACCAGACAGCGAGTATGGTTGGGAAAAATTATTTAGTGAAAGAATATTTTTAGCATTCAATAAAAATTATAATATACCAGTTGCAGTAGCCAGATATCATAATATATATGGGCCAGAGGGTACTTGGCAGGGCGGAAAAGAAAAGGCTCCAGCAGCAATATGTAGAAAAGTAATACAGGCTACAGACTCAATAGAAATTTGGGGAGATGGAAATCAAACTAGATCATTTTTATATATTGATGAATGTATAGAGGCAACCAGACAATTAATGAAATCTAACTTTACTGGTCCAATTAATATAGGCTCAGAAGAGCGTGTATCAATAAATGAGTTAGTGGATATTGCATGTTCTATAGAAAATAAAAAATTAAATAAAATACACATAGATGGACCAACTGGAGTTCGTGGTAGAAATTCAGACAATACACTTATTAGAGAAAAATTAAATTGGGATTATTCTATGTCATTATTAGAAGGAATAACAAAAACATATGAATGGATAAAGTCTAAGATATAATATTCTTATGTCTTTTATACTTTTATCACATTGGCATGGCAGGTTTGGCAATCGAATGCACCAGTATGCTTATGGCGCTACATACAATAAATTAACAGGTTCTCAGTTTGTCCTGCCATCAGATTGGGAAGGAACAAAATTATTTAAAAATCAATTTCATATAGTTTCTGAAAATGATGAATTAAGACATCAGTTAAATCAGAGTCATCCAGCACATCATACAAGAAATGCACTAATAAAAAAAGTAAAAGATATTTATCCAAATTCATTTTTAATAAATCCTGAACAGGCTCCATATAATTATGCAAAATATTTAGATCCAGTATTTTTTGATAGCGTATGCGCTTATGGATCTGATGTTTATAGTAAAATGTCAAAAAATTTTTTATTAGAAGTTTTTGAATTTTCAGATGAAGTAAAAAATACAGAAGCATACAAGTATTGGAGCAATAAACAAGGAACATATGATGTTGCTCATTTAAGAAGAGGAGATATTTCTGATGTAAATTATAATAAAAATAATACTCAAGGATATTCTGTAATTTCAAAAGATTCTTACTTTAATGCTTTTGAAAAATTTAATTTTGATAAAAATAAAATTTTATGGATCTCAGATGATGATAAAAATCTTTGGCATTTAGATAGGCCAAAAATAGAAAATTTTGGATGGAGATATCCCGAAGGATCTAACTATAGACCAGGACTAATGTTTGACTGGCTAGAAGACTTTTTAAAAATATATTTTGCAAGAACAGTATTTAGAGCAAATAGTAGTTTTAGTTGGTGGGCATGCTTTTTGTCTAAAACTGCAAAAACATATAGTCCAGTAATAGATAAAAGACTTATATATGGAGTAGATGGTTTAGAAGAAATTAATGTTAATTTTATAGAAGGCAACAGACCACACTGGATGTATAATTTAGATGGTATAAAATATATAGACATACCAGGAGAAAATTAATGAAAAAAGCAATAATCACTTTATGCAAAGGTTATTCTGGTAATTATGACTATGGCAATCTTATAATTAGAAATAAATTTATTGAAGAAAACATTAATGATAATTATGATATTTTAATTTTTCATGAAGGAAATATTAGTTTTGAAAATCAAAGACATATTAGGTCTAAAACATCTTTATGTTTAAATTTTATTACAATACCAGAGTTTACTCCCATAAATAATATAGAATTTGATAAAGAGTCTGGCTTAGGATTTAGTTGGGCATATAGGCACATGTGTCATTTTTGGTTTATAGATTTTTTAAAATATTTAGATGCATATAATTTAGTATTAAGAATTGATGATGATTGTTTAATAAGAAGCAACATTGATAATATTTTTGACGAATTAAAAAATAATGTATGTGTATATGGCGAATGGTCTGCTGATAATGATAATGTTACAAAAGGACTAAACAATTTTTCATTAGAGAATATAAAAACAGACAAAGGTCCAAAAAGTCCATCTGGACCATATACAAATTTAGTAGGTTTTAATTTAGATAAAATAAGAGCAAATAACGAATTAAAAGAATATATAGAAAAAGTTGATAATTCAAATAATATTTATATCTATAGATGGGGAGACCTCCCCTTGTGGGGGGAGGCCCTCTACTATTTATTTGATAAAGATGATTATAAGCGTCTTCCTATAAAATATTATCACGGAAGCCATAATAATTTTATCAACTATTAATTGGGAAAGTTACGCATTAACGACTTCACCTTTGGTGTAATGCCTTTCCATGCAGTCCAGTCTTTTCCACCGTTGCTCATGTGGTATGCTACTTGAGCATTTAGTACTGGATTAAAGAGTTCAACATTGGACTCTAAATTAAACTTATCTCTACGGTCAGGACCTAGGTCGCCAATCATATTTATTTGAAATAAGCCATAAGAACTATCTCCAGTTCTTTTACTAATATTAAGGGCTAAAGGTCTTCCATTAGATTCTTTTTTAGCAAAAGCCCAAGCCTCCTTAAGATTTTCGCCTTCAAAACCTACTAAAGATAGTAAGTTTTTAAGGTCTTTGTCAGATAGATTTATAGCACTTTTATATTTTTCTAACTGATCTTCTTTAGCCATAGAAACACTTTTGGCCACTTCCGTGGCCATCAAAGATCCCTGTAGCATGACAGATTTACTGTCACTTAATCGGTTTTCAGAAGCATTAGCAGCATTTGACCAAACGCCAAACATTGCTAATATGCTGAGTGTGCCAATGATTTGCCTATTATTATTCATAAAGTTAATCATAGTTTCCTCCTTAGAAACGTAATGACACCTTGTTAAAGGGTGCCATATTACTTCCTAGTATAACACAATTTAGGGGATTTAGTCAAACATGGTATAATTATTTTCTATGGCACAAGAAACTAATAAATATGATTTAAAATATCCAGAATCAACTGATCCTGTTAATGTACATGGTGATATTAAAAAACTAGCAGATACTGTTGATGATGCGCTTGCATCTCTTGATGCTTCAAATGTTCGGGTAAAGGTAATAAATAACTCAGGCTCAACTATAGGTTCAGCAAAACCAGTATATGCTACAGGATATACAAATAATAAAACAACTATATCATTATTTACATCAACATTATCAGACGATAAACCATTTCTTGGTTTGACAAAATCAGAAATAACACATGGCGGAAGTGGAGAAGTTGTTGTTGCTGGAGTATTAACAAATGTAAATACAAGTGGTCTTGGAACTCCAGGATCTCTTTTATATGTAGATCAATACGGTTCTTTAACAAATACAACAACAGGTGGAGCAATTGGAATTGTTGCTGTCAATGGAACATCAACTGGTGTTATTGTTGTACAAGCAAAAGGCAATGGAACATGGGGAGCATTGAAGGCTGGATTAGCCTAAATATGATATAATCGCATTATGACTACCTTCCGAAATCAGACAACAGACTCATATGCATTAGGTGCTTTACCACCAGAAGTTAGATGGACTGTAGTTCGTGGAGACTCTGCATCATTTAGAGTTTATGTAACAAACGATGCAAGAGAACCACTATACTTAGATGATTGGGAAATTAAGATGGATATTTATCGTCCATCAACAGACGAAGTAATTATTTCTCTTGAGCCACAACCAATTGAATTTCAAGATGTAGAAGGAAGTTTTACTGTAACACTATTATCATCTCAATCAGAACTTTTAGAAACTGGAGATATCTTTGATATTCAGTTGACAGAACTTTTGTCAGAAGGAAGAGTCTGGACGGTAGCCAAAGGTTCCATGGTTATCATTGAAGATGTTACGGAATGATAAATCAAAATTTAACCCCTGCCTATAAAGAAGTTTATAATACAACACATCGTTTAGCACATGCTCAGATTAAAGAATTAGACAAAAGATCAATAAGAATAAATGATATAACACCAAAGGTTAAACTACAGGAGGTTTTGCCTTTTAGAGTGCAGTTTATTAATGTTAGTTCGTTTGGGTATTCTAAGAATAATCCACCCCCAATCCCACTACAAATTATAGGATATAGCAACTATATTTTATAATAAAAAGGAGTTATAATACCAACATGGCAAAGATATCAATACCAACACTAAAGACAAAGTTTGAGACTGGAGATCGTCCCTCTCAACAAGATTACGAAGATTTAATTGATTCCGCCTCTGCTCGTTCTACAGATCTTGGATCTATGGGCAATAATGAAAATACAATTACAGGTATTGAGAATCCAACAGTAATTGATAATTTTGATGCAACAGAATGGCGTATGGTCAAGTATATTGTTTCAATCGCTAAGATAACTGCGGGAGACAATAAATTTTATGCAACAGAGTTGACCGTATTAGTTGACGGTACAAATGTAAATGTCAGCGAATACGGAACAATAGACAACGATGGGAATATTGGCACCATTAGCGTCTCAAGGGCTGGAAATACAGTATCCTTAACGGTTACTCCAGATCCTGCAATTAAGCCAGTCACAGTTCGTTATGCACGAATTGGACTTAAGGCGTAAATAAGGAGATAAAAAATGGCAACAGTCACAAAAGACTTTAAGGTAAAGAATGGTCTGATTGTTGAAGGCACAACAGGTACCATCAACAACCACGATATTCTTACAAAGAAAACAGACGATCAAAATTATATCGTCAACTTAATTGGTGGAACAGCCACCTCAGCAAATGAAGCAGACAAGGTTGTAAAGCGTGATGGCTCAGGCAATTTTGCTGCGGGAGTAATAACAGCAGATCTCGTTGGTGATGTAACTGGTAATGCAGATACAGCAACAACTCTTGAGACTTCTCGTACAATTGAACTTACTGGAGATGTTACAGGTTCTGTATCATTCAATGGTTCAGCAAACGTACAAATCTCAACAACAATTGATGGCTCATTTGCAACAGATGCAGAAGTTGCTACCGCAAAAGGCGAAGCAATTAGCGATGCAAATGACTATACAGATACTCGTGAAACTGCAATTACTACTGCATACCAAAACTATGCAGATGCTGCAGAAAATGATGCTAAGGCATATACAGATACTCGTGAAGGCGCAATCACAACTGCCTATCAGTCATATGCAGATGCTGCAGAAGCAGATGCTATTACAGCAGCAAATGCATACACAGACCAAGAGGTTGCAGCACTTGTAAATGGTGCACCAGCACTTCTTGATACTCTTAATGAATTAGCAGCAGCAATCAACTCAGATGCTGGCTTTGCAACAACAATTGGAACACAGATTGGTGAAAAGGTTGCTAAGGCTGGAGACACAATGACAGGTGCTTTGACACTTTCAGGTGCTCCAACATCAGCAAACCATGCAGCAACAAAGCAATATGTTGATGATGCTCAGGGTGCAGCAGAGGATTATGCAGACGGTTTGGCTGTAAATTATGATGCAGCAGGTTCTGCAGCAGCAGCACAGACAGCAGCACAGTCTTATGCTGATGGTCTTGACTCAGCAACAAATACTCGTATTAATAATCTTGATACAGATGATGTTGCAGAAGGTTCAAACCTTTATTACACAACTGCTCGTGCAAAGACAGACGCAGCAGCACTTCTAACAAGTGCAACACTTACAAACATTCAGATTACTGGAAATGGATCTGGTCTTACAATTACCGCAGAAAACGGTGTTGCAGATTCTGATACAGATGATCTTGTAGAAGGTTCTTCAAACCTTTACTTTACAAATGCTCGTGCAGTATCTGCTCTTGAGGCAGTCACACCTGACTTCCCTGCAGTAGAAATTGCAAGCATTGCAAAGCAGGTAGCAGCAGAGGCTTCTGTTGCAACTGCAAGCACAAGCACAGCAGTCTCATGGGCTAAGGCAGATTACAAGTCTGCTGAATTCCTTGTAAAGATTGCTCAAGGTTCACATACTGAAGTTTCAAAAGTTATTTTGACTCTTGATACTTCTGACAATGTGGCAATCACAGAATATGCGATGGTAGGAACAAACGGCTCACTTGGATCTGTTTCAGCAGATGTAAACGGTTCAGATGTACGCCTTCGTGTAGCAACTCTCAACAACAACTCAACAGTGGCTGTTGTTGGAACACTTTTGAAGTAAAAAAATAAATAAAAGAGGGAGTGGTAAATCTTGGCAACAGTAGACAAAGATTTCAAAGTCAAGAATGGACTACAGGTCGGAAACGGCGGTAGTTTCGGAGGATCTGTAATCGTAGGTACTCCTACTGAAAATAATCATGCTGCTACAAAGGAATATGTAGACTCAGTAGCAGGAAGCATGGTTGTCGGTTCTACCGCTCCCTCTACACCAGAAAATGGAGATCAATGGTTTGATACATTAACCTCAAGAGTTAATGTTTATTACAATGGCTCATGGCTAACCATGGCTACAATTGACGATACCCTTAATCTTCCACAGCATATTCACGATACAGCGATTGATGGAACTGGTTTCATAGTATCCCAGTTTGTTAGCGCTGGTAGTTTTAATGATCCTCAAGGAACACCAGTTTCTGGAGGAGATTACAACACCAACTCATGGACAGCAACCTATGATGGTGGTGTAGCAACAGATAACTTCAACTAAAATTGATGTTATAATAAGCACAGAAATAAAACGGTAGAAATACCACAAGGAGAGATAAATGGCAACAAGAATGCAACAGCGCAGAGGAACTGCAGCCCAATGGACGGGAGCAAACCCAACTCTAGCAGCAGGTGAAATCGGTTATGAAACCGACACAGGTAAATTTAAAATTGGTAATGGATCATCAGCATGGTCCGCACTTAACTATTATGTAGACGCAAATGCGATACTAGATGGTGCACCAGGTGTATTGGATACACTTAACGAACTTGCTGCCTCTCTTGGCGACGATCCTGCTTTCTTTACCACAGTGGCAAACAATCTCTCCGATCACACAGATGCTACTACAAATGTGCACGGTATTGCAGATACAGACGATCTTGCTACAAAAGATTATGTAGCAGATGCTGTTTCAAACGCAACAGTTGATCAATCAGCGCTTGCTGGTGTAGGTATTGACTGGAACTCAGGCTCAGAACAATTTGATATTGATTCAACAGTAGTAACTCTGACTGGAACACAAACACTAACAAATAAAACATTAACAGGTGCAGATCTTGGTTCTACTTCAGTAGCAACTACTCAGGCTGGAACTGATAATACAACAAAAATTGCAACAACCGAATTCGTACAAGGCAGAATTAATTCAATAGTTGCTGGTTCACCAGAACTATTAAATACATTAAATGAACTTTCAAATGCTATTGCTAATGATGAAAACTTTGCAACAACTGTGGCTAATGGATTAAGCAGCAAACTTCCTATAACTGGTGGAACAATGACAGGCATGCTTACCCTTATCGGAGCACCTATAAATGCTGATGATGCTGCTACAAAAGAATATGTAGACAATACATCCTCTGATGCTGCAGACGGAGCAGTAGCAAACCATAATGCTTTAACAACAAATGTACATGGTATTGCTGATGTTGAGGATCTTGCAACAAAAGATTATGCAGACACTGCAGTATCAAACCATAACTCAGCAACAAATGTGCATGGAATTGCAGATACTACAGCCTTAGCACTAACTGCAGATATTGAAGCACATAGATTAGATACAACAAGCGTACACGGTATTGCAGACACAGCAGATCTTGTACTTACAAATGATTCTCGCTTATCTGATACAAGAACACCAACAGATAACACAGTTACAACTGCAAAGATTGTTAATAGCAATGTAACTGCAGATAAGTTGGCTGGAGATTCTGTAACAACAGCAAAAATTCTTGATGGAGCAGTAACTTCTGCTAAGATTGCAGATGGAACAATTGTTAATGCTGATATAAATGCATCAGCAGCAATTGCACAGTCAAAGATTGCAAACCTTACAACAGATTTAGCAGCAAAGGCTGATCTTGCTTCACCAACATTTACTGGTACTGTTTCAGGTATCACAAAGTCAATGGTTGGTCTTGGCAACGTAGATAATACTTCAGATGCTAATAAGCCAGTTTCAACTGCTACACAAACAGCACTTGATCTAAAGGCTAACCTTGCTGGCCCAACATTTACAGGAACAGTTGTTCTTCCAAGCACAACATCTATTGGAAATGTTTCAGCAACAGAACTTGGATATGTTGATGGCGTAACATCAGCAATTCAGACACAGATTGATTCTAAGTTGTCACTTGCTGGCGGAACAATGACAGGAGCACTCACACTTTCAGGTGCACCAAGTTCTGACCTACATGCAGCAACAAAAGCATATGTAGACAATGTAACTGCAGGAATTAATTTTCATCAGCCAGTTCGTGTTGCTACAACAGGAAATATTACACTTAGTGGAACACAAACAATTGATGGCGTAGCAGTAATCGCTGGAGATCGTGTTCTCGTAAAAGATCAAACCACACAAACACAAAATGGTATTTATGTAGTTGCTTCAGGTTCATGGACAAGAGCAACAGATGCAGACAATACACCAGATGGAGAACTAAAGGGTGGAGACTTCACTCTTGTTCTTGAAGGTACAGTAAACTCAGGTTACGGATATGTTTGCTCTAATACATCAGCAATTACAATTGGAACAACAAATGTTACATATGCAGCATTCAATGCTGCTAAGGCTGTAACAGCAGGTTCTGGTTTAACAGAATCTACACCAGGAACACTTGATATCGCAACTGGTGGAGTTACATCAGCAATGATCGCAGATGGGACAATTGTAAACGGAGACATTAGCGCTTCAGCAGCAATCGATCAATCAAAGATCTCAGGTCTTTCATCAAGCCTTGCACTTAAGGCAAACCTTGCAGCACCATCATTTACTGGTGGAGTTACTGTAGATTCTTCAGGTATCATTTTTACAGATGGTACACAGACAAAAGAAGGTGTACCTTCACGCACACCAATTATTCAGAAAACAGCAGCGTATACTCTTGGAGCGCTAACAGAAAGAGACTCACTTATTGAGGTTTCTCACACTGGCGGTTCAGCAGTAAACGTTACAATTCCTGCAGACTCGACATTGAATTTCCCAGTCGGAACTTCTATCGATGTTCTTCAGACAAATACAGGCGGAGTTGCAATTGCAGCAGGCGCAGGAGTAACAGTAAATGCTACTCCAGGATTAACTTTACGTACACAATGGTCATCTGCAACTCTCTTGAAGAGAGCAGCAAATACTTGGGTTGTTTACGGAGATCTTAAATAATTTACAATAAAAAAGGGGAATAAATAATGGCAAATAAAAAAGTAGGTAAAAAGTCAGCAGCAGCAAACGACTTCTTAGAGCCAAAGCCACCAATTAGTGTTGTTCCAACCAACGTATGTACTGGTAGAGCATATAATGACGGTGCTGTATCAGTTGCTTTTGCATTGCCTGCAGGATCCCCTCCAGCAACTTCTTATACTGTTTATGCAAGCACTGGTCAGTCAGCATCAGGAGCATCATCCCCAATTACTGTAACTGGCATTGCTGCAGGAGCAACACCTACATTTACAGTAACAGCAACAAATGCTTCTGGAACATCAGCAGCATCATCTGCTTCATCTTCAGTAACAGTTACAACAAGTCCAAGCAATGCTACAGGAGTTTCAGCATCTGCTACATCTGCTAATACAAATACAATATCATGGACTCTTCCAAGCGGATCAGCAACTGGAGGTAGCACAATAACATCGATCAGAATTACTGGTTCAGATGGATCAAGTTATACTGGTATATCTGGATCTGCTACATCATATGCTGCTAATGACCCTGGATCATCTCCAGGATCACAAACATATACAATTTATCTAACAAATGCATGCGGAGAATCAACTGGTGTAACTACAAACAATGTTACCACTACCCCACCTTATTTCCCATTCTTCCCGCCGTTTTTCCCATTCTTTCCATTCTTCCCATTCTTCCCACCATTCTTCCCATTCTTCCCTTACTTCCCATTCTTCCCACCATTCTTCCCATTCTTCCCTTACTTCCCATTCTTCCCACCATTCTTCCCTTACTTCCCTTACTTCCCATTCTTCCCACCATTCTTCCCTTACTTCCCTTACTTCCCATTCTTCCCACCATTCTTCCCATTCTTCCCTTACTTCCCATTCTTCCCACCATCTTTCGGAGGCTGTTTCTGCGGATATTGCTGGAGATGTAACGTATGTTGTCCAGGAAGAACATGTGCTTGTTAAAGTTAGCGGGTACATACAAAAATATGTACCCAATAACTAACATGTGCTATAATAAAAGTACTAAAGGAGACTATTAATGTATGCAGTTGTAGTAAAAAATGATAATGTATATGATGTCATTGGATTTTTTAGTCATCAAAAAAATGAGGTAATGGAAACTTTAGATTCTGCATGGGAAACTGGTTTACCAATAACAGCAATTGATGCAAGTTCATATAAACAAACAGCACTTTATGGAGCGACCTGGAACGGATCATCTTTTTCTGGTGGAACAGCAGGTCCAAATTTAGCAAGTGCAACACAAGAAGAACTAGATTCATTTGACCTATATGCATTTTTATCTAATAATACTGTTGTTGCTAGAGTAGCAATTGCAACAAATAGCCCAAAAAAAGAAATGTATGCAGCAGCAGTTGCGACAGGTATGAGTTTGCTTAAGGTACCATCAAGTCAAAATCTTTTGTTAGGATTTTCTTATAACTGGGATGGAACTTCTTTTAGCGAAATAGCATAACTTTAATTACTGAAAGGTTAGTCAAATGGAAATTTATGATGAAAATCAAAATCCTTGGTTTACAAAAGATAGGTCAGAAACTGCATCAAATAGATATCCTACAAAAACTTTATCAAATGGTATAGTTGTAGAAAATCCAGGACTTGGCCTAAATATTTATAGAAATGTATTTTCTCAAGATGATGCAGATAGATATATAAAAACTCTTGAGTCAAATCTTGATGGAACAAAAAGATATAAATGGTCTGAAGCGCAAGTAACAAATTCTTCAACCCCTATCAAGAGAGCAAGAGACTGTGTAGATTTTAAATATAAGCAAGAAAACCTTGGTCCAAGAGATGAATTTAATGGCGAACTTATTGATCTTCATGAAGAAATATATCAAAAACTAAAATTTTGTATAGATGATTATGCAAGATATTGGGGAATTAATGTTATCTATTATGAAGCATTTAATTTTGTAAAGTATGAGGGCGAAGGAAAACACTTCAATATTCATGCAGATCATGGTCCAGCATATAATGCTACAGTTTCTGCAGTTATATATATAAACGATGATTATGAGGGTGGAGAAATTCAATTTCCAAGATTGGATGGATATACCCTTACTCCAAAAGTAGGAGATATCGCTATCTTTCCATCTAACTACATTTATGAGCATGCATCTCTTCCAATGAAGAGCGGTACAAAGTATTGTGTCGTAATCATGACTGATATTAATGAGTTAGGACATAAGGGTGGATACTAATTATAAACCAGTAATATTTAAATCTTATAGACCGTGGCTTACAAAAGAAAGTAAGTCTACACCTTCATCAACACAAAAAGAAATCCCACAATGGTATAAAGATGCAGATAGGTTTGCTAAAAACCCAATTAGCGGAGAATATTATAAGGCACCAAAGGAAGTTTGTCCATTTCCTAAAGAGGGTACAGTAGACGACTATGGAATGATACCAACATGGAAGGCATGTCCTGCAATTATGGATGCCTTTATGACTGGATATGTTTTCAAGACACCATGTGATTTAATATTTACCAAAAATAGTGCTGGATCTTTAGATGTTAAAGTTGAAAATACAATGTATAAAGATTTTTGTACAGTAAGACCACCTATGCCACAATTTGAACATCCAAGAGGATATTATAAAACGCATTTTGCGTGGATGCCAGACTGGGGAATGAAATTACCAGAAGGTTATAGTGCTTTATTTATGACACCAATGAATAGGTTTGATTTGCCATTTATGAATACTACTGGAATTGTAGACTCAGACAAGGTTGAATTATTAGGCAGTTTTCCATTTTTTATTATTGATGGGTGGGAAGGAACAATTCCAGCAGGAACTCCATTTTTACAAGTACTTCCATTTTTAAGAGAAAATTGGGAGCATCAGATTGAGATTTCTGATTCATCAACTATATATGCTAAAATGGTAGATAACGCAAACTTTTATCGCCAACCAGATGGCGGGGTATACAAAGATAAAGTTTGGACAAGAAGAGAGTATAAATAGGAGTAACAATGACAACCTGGACAGATAAAGAAACTTTAGGATTTGGTATTACTTGCTATCGTGGAGTAATTAAGCCAGAACTGGATATTATTAATAGATTAGAAAGTACATTGGGAGAACCAGCACCATGGGGTGAGTTATCTCCATCAGGCAAAAGGTATCACTGGCTACCAGCATATGTTGGATATCAACAACTAATGCCAGAGTACCGTGATTGTTTTGATTTTAAATTTAAAAAAACTGATATTGAGTCAGATACTAGTGAAGATTCTTTGTTTTTACAAAAGATATGGCAAGATGTTTATGATGTTCAGGCTCCAGCAGTAGAGGATTATAGAAGAGATCACAACATTATGCCTCTTAAATATTGGGAAGCATTTAATTTTATTAAGTATGGTCCAGGCCAACACTTTAAAGAACATCATGATCATGGATTTTCTTATAATTGCACAGTTTCTTTAGTTGCATATATCAATGATGACTATGATGGAGGAGAACTTTATTTTAGACTTTTAAATCTTAATATAAAGCCAAAAGCAGGAGATTTATATATTTTCCCTTCAAACTTTATGTATCCACACCAAGCAATGCCAGTACATTCTGGAACCAAGTATTCAATTGTAACCATGTTGGATTATAGCAAAAAGTATCACACACCAGATATGTATGATCCAAAGTGGGCAGATGAATAATGCTAGATATAACTGTAGAAAAATTACATGGTTGTCAATTTAATATTCAACCAATGTCAATTAAAAGAGACTGGATGGATTTAACTGCAGAAAAACATGCATATAGATGTTTTCCAGTAACACAGGCAAATGTAATTGGCTGGAGTCTTTCTTGTAAAGAAGATATTGTTTTTACATGGGATGGAATAAATGATCAAACTCATACACATGTAGTAATTAGTAGCCCAGAAGGTGCCTATTCTGGAAGGGGACAGTCTTCAATTAGTTTAAATACTTCATTAATTTTTAGAACAAGTAAAAATATTAGTCTTTTAACTATTAATCCAGTTAATTATTTTAATGAAGATTTTGAGACGATGTCAAATTTAATTAGTACTTCTTTTTATGATAATCCGCTTCCACTTGCACTTAAAGCAAAAAAGGCAAATCAAGAAACAATAATTAAAGCAGGTACGCCAATAGCAACAATTATTCCAATTTCTTTAACAGATTTAAATAATACAACTTTAAATATAGTTGCATATCAAGATCCAGATAGAAAAAGACAACAAGCAAATGTAAAATATGGAGAAGCAGCACAAGTAATAAACTCTTCTGGAGAATGGACAGACTGGTATAGAGAGGCTGTAGATGAAGAAGGTAATTCTTTGGGTTCCCATGAAGTAAAAAGTTTAAAGTTAAATGTTGTTGACAATTCAGGTATAAAATGAACGATCAATTAAAAACAAGCCATAATGACATTATAAGTGAATATATTTCTAATGCTAAAGAACAAAAAATAAGTCATTATATTATTACGGTCGCCAGAGATGGAGAATCGCCAGTGAGATCTATAATTTCTTACGATAATGTTGTTGATGCAGTTGCTGGTTATGAAATGTATAAAGATGCTGGATTTGCAAAAAACTATCTAACAGTATCTCTTTATGAACCATCGGGCAAGATAAATACAAAGGTGTTAAAAAGAAATCAAGCGGGAGACCCATCTTTTGTAAGACAAAATTATATAGATATAACTAATGCACTTCTACAAATTAAAGATAAATTATCTGAAGAAGACTTTGAGACTTTATGTATTAGAATAGGAACATCTTTTGGAAGAGATAATTGGAGATTTAATATTGAAAGATTCTTTAATAACTTAGGTATAAAGGCAAAGGCTCAGGATTATATTCCTGTGATATAATTGTTATTATGAAGCCAGAAGATGCCATAACAGTATTTAGAAAGCCATCAAGCACACCATCAGGATTTTTTGGCCATGGCCCAGAAAATATTGTTGAACTAGAAAACTTTATGACTCAGCAAGAGGTTGACTTTTTAGATAAAGCAGCCAGAGCAATAACAGTTTGGGATATAACAGAAAGCCATAAAAATGAAAATGGAACTGTAATATATGATGCTGAATACTGGAAAGATAGAGTTGCAAGCGCACCATCTCTTAATCAGAATGATCCAAATATTGTTCCAGTTATAATTGGTTTATTTAATAAACTACAACCAGTAATTGAAAAATTTTTTAATGTAAAGGTTCAGCCTACAGGTCAAACAATTGTAAAGTGGCTGCCAGGACAATTTCAAATGCCCCATGCAGATAAAGAGTTACATCAAGGCGAAGACGCAGGAACTCCAAACGATTTTCCTAATTACGATATAGCAAGTTTATTTTATATAAATGATGACTATGAAGGTGGAGAATTATATTTTCCAAACCAAGGTATACAGTTTAAACCAAAGAGAGGATCTGCTTACTTTTTTCCAGGCGATATGAATTATGTGCATGGTGTTACAAAAATTAAAAATGGAGTAAGATATACTTGCCCATTTTTTTGGGAAATACTAGAACATACTGGAGAAATAAAGCCAGACAATAATAAACAATATTACAGAATTTTTCCTAATGACGAAGTAATAAAAGCATGGGATCCAGAAAATGGAATTAGGAGAAACTAATGAAAGAAATAGAACTATATGAAAATATAATTATCTATCAAAATGTTATGGATAATCCACAGAAATTATACGAAATAGTTAAAGAATCTACAGACAACAATGAAGATAGAATTTTAGGAGAATGGTCTGCTTGGCAAGGTTTTGGTAAGTATATAAAGCATGCCTTTCCAGATCTTGTTAAATTAGACCCAAGAACCAATAAACCTACTAAATTTGATTTTGAAACTATAAACAATTTACCAACTAAAAGTAAAATACAAGAAGATCAAAAATATTTTTTACTTGAGGTAAGCAAAGGCTACGACAAAGTTACAGATGCCTACATTTCTAAATATAAAGAAAAAATTAATTTTAATAAAGAACAACTTATTAAAACTCACAATGGAGAAGAGATACCATTATGGGGAAATGATGGACCATCTATATGTCAATATCGTAAAGACATGACAACACCAATGGCAATGCGCTATCATTCTGATTATATGAGAGAGCCAATCAAAAAACCAGGATATAAGTTTGCAATAACTGCTAATTATTATTTTAATGATGATTATGAGGGTGGAGAACTTGACTTTTATATTGATGGTAATTTAATAAAATATAAACCTGTGGCAGGTGACTGGATTGTTTTTCCAAGCGGGCACCCAGAAGTACTATCTAAAAACAATGAGCCGTATCTTCACGGTGTCTGCCCATCTAGTGGTACAGAAAAGTATTTAATAAGAACTTATTGGACAAAATATGATGTAGGCGATAAAGAATGGTTTGAAAAAGAAAAAGAACACGGAGTAGAGGTTTGGGCAGAACTTCACAAAGAAATGATGAAACAATATGCTCCACAGAGAGACTTTATTACAGAAGGAGTTAGGATACGATGAATTTAGAAAATAAAAAAAGAATAACTAAAGATATTGTTATTTATGAAAACTTTATTGATTCAGAAACTTCTGCAAAACTTATAAAGGTTTTAGATAAGCATGCAGAATTAGGAAGCATTAATTGGATGCCAATATCTTTTTATGAATCATACTCTTCTGTTCTTCCACAAGATAATGATGAACATGTAATTTCAGAAGGATTGCCTTCGGATATTTTTACACAAATTAAACAGGGAATTATTAATGCAGTTGCATCTGTTCATGATCTTGACCCTAAGATAATTTCTCAAATTGGATATCATACACAAAAATGGGAGCCAGGCGCATATGCAAGAATTCATTCTGACAATACAGATGAACATGGAAACTCTGGAGCATTTACCAGAAGTAGATATGCTGCATTTTTATATTTAAATGATAATTTTAAAGGAGGTCTTTTGCAATTTCCAAGTCAAGGAATAAGCATTCAACCAAAAGTAGGAATGCTTGCTGCATTTGATGGGGGGTTTAATAATATGCATGAAGTAACATTAATTAAATCAGGAATTAGATATACCATCGGATCTTTCTGGGATGATCGTGAGGAAGATGCATACCCACAAGAACTCAGAGATGCCTGGGCAGCCGAGATGAAAGAAACAAGAGCCAAGCAGGAAATTGAAAGAGCAGAGTGGCAAGATCTATTAAAAAAGGGATATAAAATAGATCAAGAAGGTAAGCAATACAAGGTGGAAAACTAATATGTTATTTTTAGAAAAAGAATTTAATGATTCGGGATTTGATACAGAAATAGCCCATGAGGAAATTCTTGTTGTTCGTAATTTTGCATCTAAAGATGAAGTAAATAAACTTCTTGAGATTATTGACAATACACCAGAAGAAACTTGGTTTAAGGCATATAGAGAAAGTCTTGCTAGATTTTGTTTAGAAAAATTTGGAAGAGATGATGTAGAAAACTTAGTTGCTGAGGGCAAATATGAAATAACAAAAGGCTGGGATGATAAAAATCTTGATATTGGGTCCTCTAGTATATCTGCTACATTACAAGCAAGAATGCATGCACTTATTGCAATCAACCATCCAGATCTAATGCTGACTGGCTTTGCAACATTACAAAGAATGCAAAAAGGAGTAGAGTTAAAGGCTCATACCGACCAGCATACAGACCCATCTATTAGATATGCTGCTATACTATATATTAATGATGACTACACGGACGGAACTCTATTTTTTAAAAATAAAAATATAGATTTACGGCCAAAGCCAGGAGAACTGCTTATATTTCCAGGGAACGAAGAGTACGAGCATGGCGTAAGACATGTAGGAGAAGGTCCAATTAGATATGTTTTAGTTGGGTTCATAAAAGTTAGAGGCTTTTATGATAACAATAAATACTAAAGGAGTTAAGATGAATCTACAAATATTAGAAGAAAAAGTTTATTATTACACAAATGTAATTGAAGATCCAGCCAAACTTGTTCAGGCAATTGAAAAAGATAACCAGGATGAGTGGGGCGAGTGGATGGCATGTAGTGGTCAACCATATGTGTATGGAACTGACAAAACCATCAAACCTACAGAGGGTACAGATGAAAAAAATGATTACATTTATCAAACTTTACAAAAAGCATTTGATGATGTAGCAAGAGACTATGCAAAGGCTCAAGGAATTACAGAAGAGCCAAAACTATTTCCTATGTATCCAATTAAAAAGTATATGGCTGGCACATTTATGGGTGCACACTTTGATCAACAAGAGGGTGACGAAAGATTAAAAGTTTCTTTTGTTATGTATCTTAATGATGATTATGAAGGCGGAGAAATTTCTTTTACAATTAGAGATCCTAAAGGACCTATTCAAGGACCAACTCCAGCAGAAGATTTTTCTAAGGCCAATCCATCAACATATAATTTCTTTGTAAAACCAAAAGCGGGAAGTGTGATAGTGTTTCCACCATCACCACCATATCACCATACTGCACATTTAGTAAAGAGTGGTTTTAAGTATATGGTTCCGCAACACTGGATTCACTAAACAGTAAACCTCAATAATAACATTAGAGTTTGCATAAAACAAAAACTCTGGTATACTTAATCAATAATAGTTTTTAAAGGAGCAAATCAGTGTCTGATTTTTTTAGTTTTCGTTTGTCTGAAGAGTTTATAAATGAGTATAAAACAAAGGAACCACCATTCGGTTTTACAGATGCTGGTGGTAATTCATTAGGAGAGATTACATTTATCCGTACCTACTCCCGTATGAAGGAAGATGGAACTAAAGAAAGATGGCATGAGGTTTGTCGTCGAGTAATCGAGGGTATGTATTCAGCACAGAAGAATCATGCTAAAGAAAATAGACTTCCATGGAATGACTATAAAGCACAGGCTTCTGCTAAAGAGGCTTATCAGCGTTTGTTTGAATTAAAGTGGACCCCCCCAGGAAGAGGTCTGTGGTCTTTCGGTACCGCTCTTACTATGGAAAAGAAAAACTCTGCTGCATTACAAAACTGCGCTATGGTTTCAACAAAGGACATAGATCGTAACGATCCAGGCCAATTATTTGGTTGGGTTATGGATGCTCTTATGATGGGCGTAGGCGTAGGGTTTGATACTTTGGGCGGGGAGAAAAATCTTCCTATTTATGACCCTACAGAACCACCACAAGTATATGAAATACCAGATACCCGTGAAGGATGGGTAGAGTCTGTTAGATTGCTTATTAATTCATATTTAAAGCCTAACATGTACATTCAAGAGTTTAACTATGACCTTATTAGGCCTTTAGGTGCCCCTATTAAGGGTTTTGGAGGCACAGCAAGCGGTCCAGCATCACTTATACAGTTACACAAGCAGATAAGGGCTGTAATCGGCGGTAGAGCAGGAGAAACCCTTGACTCAAGAGCAATAGTAGATATAGTTAACCTCATTGGTACCTGTGTGGTATCAGGAAATGTTAGACGATCCGCTACTTTGGCTTTAGGTGCTGCTGAAGATAAAGATTTTATGAATTTAAAGAATGCTGAGGTTTTTCCAGAGCGCAATTCATTTGATCCAGAAAATCCAGGTTGGGCATGGATGTCAAATAATTCCATTGCTGCGACGGTAGGCACAAAGTACGAAGACTATGTAGATCTAATAGTAAACAACGGAGAGCCAGGTTTTATTTGGCTTGATGTTGCTCGTAACTATGGTCGATTGAAAGATCCTGCCGATGGTAAGGATTATAGGGTTATGGGTTTTAACCCTTGTGCAGAACAGCCATTGGAATCATACGAGTTGTGCACTTTGGTCGAGGTACATTTAAATCGCCACGAATCAAAAGAAGACTTTTTGAGAACACTTAAGTTTGCATATCTCTACGGCAAAACAGTTACATTGATTCCTACTCATTGGCAACAGACAAATGGAATCATGCAACGCAATCGTCGTATTGGAACATCTCTTACAGGTATTGCTTCATTCTCAGACAAACATGGCTTACCTATTGTGCGTGAATGGATGGACGAAGGCTATAATACTATTCGTAAATATGATCATAGTTATTCTGAATGGTTATGCGTTCGTGAGTCCATTAGGGTCACAACTGTAAAGCCATCAGGGTCTGTATCAATTCTTTCTGGCGCAACTCCAGGAGTACACTGGGCACCAGGTGGAGATTATTTCTTAAGAGCAATTCGTTTTGGGAATACCGACCCAATGATTCACTTATTCAAGGCTGCAGGATATAAGATGGAGGCTGACCTTGTATCTGCGAATACAACTGTCGTTTATTTCCCAGTGCACTCTGGACATCCACGATCCGAAAAAGATGTCACATTGTTTGAGAAGATTGCGCTTGCTGCTACCGCTCAGAAATATTGGTCAGATAATGGCGTGTCTGTAACGCTTTCATTTGACAAAGAAACTGAAGCAAAGCATGTAGCGCCTGCACTTCATATGTACGAGGGACAATTAAAAGCAGTCTCATTCTTGCCGATGGGAAATACCATTTATCCTCAGCAACCATATACCCAAATAACTAAAGAAGAATACGATAGTTATATTGGACAAATTAAAAAGATTGATTGGTCTGCTATTTATGACGGTGCTGAAAATCTAGAAGCGCAGGGAGAAATGTACTGCACTACAGATGCTTGTGAAATAAAAATATCTGCGTAGTATGATAAAATAGACTCATAATGTCTAGCCCATCAAATTTATACGCAGAGAAAATATATGCAGAGCATCCACAATTTTTGTGGGCACTTGATGATCAGGCTGACTATGTATCTATAATTTCAGAAGCACAAAGAGCAACATCTACTTGGGAAATTGATAATGGAACATCTCAGGCAACAGAAGAACTAGTTAGTGCACCATTTCCAGACAGCGTTATTAATAAGATAACACCTACTTCTGTTTTTGACGGAGCCTTTTCTGTTACATTAGTAAGTCCAAATATAATTACTTTAGCAGAATTAAACGAAACACTAAAAACATTTTCTATAGGAACTTATCTTTATACATTAAGTCCATTTGCTCTAAATGTAGAAATAGGATATAGATACTATGACGGTGCACAAGATGAATATATTGATATTTTAAAAAGTTATGACGCATCTATAACAGATAGATGGTTTTTTATATCAGAAACATTTAGTCCAGAAGACACTGATTTGCCAATAAGGTTAGTAATAAAAATAAACTATATTGGAGACGGAACCATCTCTCCAACAGATTGTATTATTTATACAAACGGAATTACATTTGGCCAATGGTGTGAAGAGTTTCAGTCTCAATCATTAGGTGCAGCATCAATAAATCTTCCATCAACTATTGCATTAAATACATCTAAAGTTGTCGAAGCAAAGGCCTACGGACTAGCAGAAAACTATGGGTATTACCTTGTCAATCAAAATGCTTTGTCTGCTAAAAATTTTGGAGTACCATTAGTTTTTGGATCTAAAAATGTAACTAAATTATATGCAAATCCAAATAAGCCATCTCTTATAATTCCATCTGGAGGAATGATGAGCGATTCAGGAAAGTATCAAAAATTTTCTTTAGAGTTTTGGATTAGAACAAAAAATTCTTCAAATGAATTAAAAAGAATAGTCGGCCCTATATCATCAGATGATGGAATATATGTAAATGGTCCTTTTTTAATATTAAAGATTAATGATAATTATTCTTCATACTATGTTGGACATTGGGAAAGGCCAATGCTCATACATTGGAGATATTCTCCAGAGGTATCGTCTTTATTGTTAAATGGAGAAGAAATCATTTCTATTCAACTAAATGCAGACTCTTTGTTATTGCCAGAATCATTTAACAATAGTGGCAAAAGCCAAGACTGGATTGGATTTTATGCACATGAAGATATTCAACCTATTGAGATAGACTGTGTTGCTTTATATAATTATTTAGTTCCACTACTTGTTGCAAAGCGCAGATTTGTGTACGGACAGGGCGTTCAATATCCAGAAAATTTAAATGCATCTTATGGCGGGGAATCGGTAGTATTTGATTATTCATTTGCAGACTATACAAAGAACTATAACTATCCAGACCTAGGTTCATGGTCACAGGCATCGTTAGACAATATAATAGTTGAAGATAATTACTTAACAGTACCTAAATTTGATGCTCCACAAATTATTACAAATAGTACAACAAAAACACAAAAACAAATGCTTGCGTCCTGCACAACAGACACTCACGGATTATTTTTAAATTTAAAGCCAGATACTTCTTGGAGTTCTGTTAGTTCGTATATATACTTTGATGATCTAGAAGCATCCAATTTGCCAATCTATGGTCTTTATGGAATATTTAAAAAGAAAGCAAACTACACGGGTGACTCCCAGATTTTAATTAGAATTGAAGATAGTAGAAATCAAAATTATTTTTCAATAGAGTCTTATCAGATGGGGGTTAGATATTTATTTAAATATAATAACAACGAGCAAGTTTTATATGAGGCAACGTCTATAGATAATGATAAAAGATTTGCTGTAGGAATAGAAATTCAAAAATTTAAAAATCATTTTGGTGGAAACATCTTGGCATTTTTTAATAATACAGCACCGCTTAAAATGTATATTGGCGGAACAAAAGAATTTACAAAAACATTTACAGGCAATATTTATAAAGTGGGAATTTGTTCAGAAAAAAATGTTAAAGATGTTGAAAATCTTTTTAACGATATAGGAATTCCTAAAGACTACGAAAATATATTTAGTTTATATTCTTGGGACATAGACTACAACGGCGGAGAATCTGATCAAGAATTTTGGGACTATTATCTTAATACAGAAGATGGAACTTTTAATGCTGCTGACTTTATGCCAACAAAACTTAATGACCATAAGCCTAGTGTTGGAATAGGTCCAAAGTCTTATTTTGATAATTTTTATTTAGATGTAGATGTTAAGGGATCCTGGAAAGATTATATTCCTCTTACATATTTTGCTCAATTTATAACTGATGAATATGGCGATTCTCGTTTAGGTTTAGACTTTATTCAATTTAATGTTAACTATCCTGCTCCTACAAAATTCAAGGTATCTGAAATAATTGATCCAAATGGCTGGAGTTATTCAGAATTACAATCACAATATTCTTTCCCATTACAAAGATCTTACGATTCCTTAGATAATTATTTATACACTGGTTATCAAAATTATCAGGATTTAGCAGAACGATCTATTAAGTCGTACTATTATGATACATCTGATGCAATTTTAAAAACATATATAACATTTGAATATCTTGAAACTGGAGCAAATGCAGCAGATGGGTTTTTTGTTAATCAAGAAAGTGTCCCTAAAAACGGAGTAATTAAACCTGGATCTGATTGGATTAATACAAAGTATGAGGTTGTTGATAATGTTTTAATTTATCCACCAAGTGGTATTGCATTTGATAAGTTAGCCATTAGAGTTCATTTTGAATTTGATGTCGATGGAATTTATAATAAACCAATTAAAGTAAAGTCTTTACAGTTAGCATCTCAAGCATATAACTATGATACAGCAAATAATATTGGAACAAGATTTGGCGCTGATGTTTATCCATATGTTAATACAGGATATTATTACAACTATAAATATAGAAACCCAATAACAATTTACAAAGGATCTTCTCCATATTTATATTTAACTAGATACTCTGGATTAGAAATTCGTGGTGATTATGATCCATTAATTAATCGTGGAGTTGCCATACAGGTTAATCCAAATAAGGCTGCAAACTATGAGGTCATGGCTATGCAGTCATTAGTTAGATTTAATTATGACTTCTTCCCATATGGCGCAACACAAATTATGCAAGTAAATGCTAAAGCAAAAACAATTAAATTTTATATGATTGCAGATCACCCTAGTGGTAAAAGAGCAAAAATTTATGCAATTGATGCAAACACTGGAACTTTGTATGATGGTATTTCTTATTATATTAATGGAAGCGTTGTCAAGAATCCAGTAATAAATGTCGGGGAATGGACAATGCTAGGAATTGGATTCCCAACAGTATTAAACTTTAAATCGTACACTGGAACAATTATGATTAATGGTCCTATTATTTTTGACAATTTATCTTATTATCAAACAACAAGTTTACAAGAAATTCAGCAGGTAGATAAAAGAAGATGGGCTAGAGTTAAGTTTGGTCTAGACGGACCTCTAGATTGGGAATATTGGACAGATTTCTATGTATGGAAAGGTGTCCTTGTAGCATCATCATCAAGTTATTATGGTGTTAATCCAGCAGACTTATATAAAGCATATACTGGCACTAATAAAATTATTATTGATGACACACGCCCACTTCGGTTTAAAGACTACAAATATACTGCATTCCAAGATTTGGTTTGGCAAGCACAAATATCAGACCCAGTATAATGTGGTATACTTGTGGTAATGAAACCGAATATTCCAGGCCAAATTGGTAAGTCTAAGATTAAAGTTATAGATAAAAACTATGACTGGGGTATCTATGTATGGAAAAAACAAAACGGCAAATGGTTTACAGATGGCCAAGGAAACATTTTAAATATACCTTCAATGAAGGGTGATATATCAAAAATTGCAGAATTAAAAAAGGCTGCAGCACATTACGGAGAGCCAGAAGGGGAGGCCATATTTTTCCCTGGATTGAATCGTGTATCTGATGAAGAATATGAAGAGCAGCGCCAAAGAATGAGAGAGGGATTAATTCCAAATCTTAATGACCTTGGAGCAGTACATGCAGCACAACAAACTATAAAGAAATATGGAGTACAGGACTAATGTCAGACGATCAAGAATTTATCATTGGGGCAAATATCGATAATCTATCTAGCCCATTAGAGCAATTCAAAAGTGATGATCCGTTTAATAGTTCTTGGGATGTTCTTAAAACCTATAATGGTTTAGAAAATAATTTTAAGCGTAGAACAACTAGACTTGTAGAAAAGGCTCTTGCACCAGAAAATGCTCAAGGATATCTTGATAGTGCAAAGGCAGAACAACGAGGAATCGACGGGGCAAAGTCAAAAGAAATTAATCCTGGTGTTGTATACAGAAATGCCTACGGCCTATTTGATGTAATTACACCACCTTGGAATGTTTATGAACTTGCTAATTATTATGATACATCTTTTGCTAATCATGCTGCTATTGATGCTAAGGTAGAAAACATTGTTGGTCTAGGTTATGACTTTGAGATTTCTCCAAGCACAATGTTGCGTCTTGAATCTAATCAAGATAAAGAGCAAGTATCAAGAGCAAGAAATAGAATTGAAAGAGCCAAGATTGAAATGCATGCCTGGCTAGAATCTCTAAATGATGATGATTCATTTACCACAACAATGACAAAAGTTTATACAGATATGCAAGCAATTGGAAATGGCTATCTTGAAATTGGTAGAACTACAACTGGACAGATTGGTTATGTAGGACATATTCCAGCAACAACTGTTCGTGTTCGTAGAGTTCGTGATGGATATGTTCAAATTATTGGTCAAAAGGTTGTTTACTTTAGAAACTTTGGTGCAAACAATCCAAACCCAATTACTGCAGATCCAAGGCCAAATGAGATTATTCATTTTAAGCAATACTCACCACTCAATACATTCTATGGAGTTCCAGATATTTTATCTGCAATCAATTCACTACATGGAGATCATTTAGCATCTCAGTATAATATTGATTACTTTAGCAATAAGGCTGTTCCAAGATATGTAGTTACACTAAAGGGTGCTCGTCTTTCTGCAGATGCAGAAGACAAGATGTTTAGATTCTTACAGACAAACCTTAAAGGACAATCACATAGAACTTTATACATTCCACTTCCTGGAGATACAGATACAAATAAAGTTGATTTCAAGATGGAGCCAATTGAGAATGGTGTTCAGGAAGGTTCTTTTGAAAAGTATCGTAAACAAAATCGTGATGATATTTTGATAGCGCATCAAGTCCCACTATCTAAGATTGGTGGAGGAGAGTCTGGCGGAGTAGCAGCAGCACTTGCTCAAGATCGTACATTTAAAGAACAAGTTGCTAGACCTGCACAAAGAGAATTAGAAAAAATATTAAATAAGATTATTAAAGAACAAACTGATATTTTAGTACTTAAATTTAAAGAACTTACATTAACAGATGAGATAGCACAGTCTCAAATTTTGGAACGATATGTCAAGACACAGGTCATGCTTCCTAACGAAGCAAGAACAGTCCTTGGACTTCCACAACGGGAAGGAGGGGACGAGCCTTTCCAACCTAAGCCACAAGATACAGCAAATGATAATGCTAATCGTGCACGGGATGGAGAAAGATTAAACAACCAATCCGATGGACCTGCCACAGTTGCTGGTAGAAATCCAAAGGGCGAGGGTAGATCATCACAATAACTATCCACAGGTTTATGCACAGTTTATTAACATTTGTGTAAAAAAGGCTCTATAATATATTCTAGTATGACTATATCTAAAGCCCATTGGGACACCACTGGCGACTCAGTAAGACTTTCCCTTCCATTTGCGAAGGTTGATAAGGAGAGACGTATCGTCTCAGGTTTTGCATCTCTTGATAATGTTGATAAACAAGGCGATATAGTTACAACAGAGGCATCAATGAAAGCATTCTCTGCATTCCGTGGAAACATTCGTGAAATGCATCAACCATCTGCTGTTGGCAAAATGGTTTCATTTAAAGAAGATAAATATTTTGATCCAGATTCTAAAAAGTTTTATAATGGAGTTTTTGTTTCTGCTTATATTTCAAAAGGCGCACAAGATGCTTGGGAAAAAGTTATTGATGGAACCTACACTGGTTTTTCTATCGGCGGTAGAATGAATAAGTGGGATGACGGATATGATGAGAAATCAGATTCCACAATTAGAATTATTAAAGATTATGATCTTGTTGAGTTGAGTCTTGTAGATTCCCCAGCAAATCAATTTGCAAACATTATGTCTGTTGAAAAAGTAGATGGCGTAGATGTTGTTAAGGGTGCAGATGTTGCACTTGAAAATGTTTTTTATGATGCAGAATCTGGAATAGTAATGGTTTCAGATCAAGAGACAGTAACAAGTCCAGTTACTGGAAATGAAATGAAGAATATAGGTTTCGTTGAAAAAGAAGACAACGAAAAAATGGATATAGTCAAATTCTTAGTAGATAGTGCTAAAGGCATTGATGCTAAGATTTCAAAGGAGGAAAATCCTATGGCAAAAAAGAACAAGACTGAAGAAGTCGAAGTTACTAAGTCAGAAGAAATCGCTCCAGAGGCAGTTGCCGAAACTCCTGTAGTCGAAACTGAAAAGGCTGATGAAGTTGTTGTTGAAACAACTGAAGTTGCTGATACAGAAAAGGCTGCAAAGAAGCCACATCCAGATGAGGAAAATGCTGCAGAAGATGCAGCAGAAGGTCCAGATGCTGAGATGGAAGAAGAGGCTAAGGCAAAGAAGAAATCAGATGAAGTTATTGCTGAATCAATAGCAGACATCAAGAGCACAATCTCAACAGCCTTTAGCGATTTAGTTGAAACTGTAAAATCTTTGCAGGCAGAAGTAGAAGTACTTAAGTCAAGCAAAGTTGATACAGATGCAGTAAAGAGTTCATTAGATGCAGTTGCCAAAGATATTGCTGCAATTAATGACCGTTTTAATAATTTTGGAAAGCGTGTTGATGCGGTAGAAGCAGATACTGCTTTTCGAAAGTCTGGCGATCTAGGCGAGATCGTTCAGGAACAACCATCAGAAATGATGGAAAAATCCCTATGGGGCGGACGTTTCCTCAAAACAGCCGACTTATTTAGATAAGTAAAATACTTGGAGGTGACAATATGTCGGAAGAAATAAAGAAAAACCAACCAGGAGAATCTGGACAACTCGGTGGAACAACACCAGGTCTTTATCAGTCACAGGGTGCATTCGCATCTGGATCTGATGCAGGTTCTAACGTACCTGGTAATTACACTGATGGTGGCGTTCTTGGTAACATTCCAAACGCTAACCTTGGTCTTACAACAGGACCAAATGCAGTAAATCCTTCAGGTGAGGCTGGAAGCGGTATCCTACGCCCTGAACAGGCACAGCGTTTCATTGATTACGTTTGGGACGCTACAGTTCTCGCCCAGGATGGTCGCCGTGTCACAATGAGAGCAAACACCATGGAACTCGAAAAGATTAACGTGGGTGAACGAGTTATTCGTGCTGCTGCTCAAGGTGTCGGTGATTACACTAACACTGGTGCAACATTCAGCAAGGTAGAACTTACAACCAAGAAGATTCGTCTCGATTGGGAAGTATCTGCTGAAGCACTAGAAGACAATATTGAGGGGGCTGCGCTTGAAGATCATCTTGTTCGCTTGATGACCAACGCATTCGCTAACGATATTGAAGACCTCGCCATTAATGGTGATGGATCAACTGGTAACTTCCTTTCAATTATGAAGGGCTTTATCAAGAAGCATAAGGATAACGGAGACTCACATGAGGCTGCTGTTACCGTTGCTAACAACGCTTGGACACCAGAAGTTATGCAAGATATTATTCTTGCAATGCCACGTAAGTATCGTGCTCTTAAGAACAATCTTAAGTTCTATGTTGGTACAGATACATTTGCAGGCATCGTAAAGCACAATGGTACCCTTGCTGATGCAATCTCAGAAGCAATGGGCAACCGTGTTGCTGGTACTGCACAAAACCGTCAAGCATATCTTGAAGGTAATGGACAAACATTCGGTGGAGCACGTACAACTCGTGTTCTCGGAATTGATGTTCAAGAAGTTCCTTACTATCCAGAAGGATATGTCGATTTGACATTCCCACAGAATCGTGTATGGGGCTTCCAACGAGACATCGTCGTAAACCGTGAATACAAGGCAAAGAAGGATACAATTGAGTATACCGTCTTCGTTCGCTTTGGTATTCAATGGGAAGAAGAAGATTCAATCGTTTGGGCAGACGCTGCTGCAGATGCATAATCTGTAAACAGTAACCTTTGAGAGGGGGCAGGGGAACGATCTCCTCCCCCTCTTAATTTTTAGTATTCTGTTATAATAGTTCACATAGGAGGTTAAATAATGGAAGAAAATAATTTAAATAATGAAACAACTCCAGCACAAACTGCTGAAGAACAATCAATTGTCGCTGAACCAGTAACTGAGGCTCCTATGCCTGTAACAGAACCAGCACCAGTTGAAGAACCAGCATCAGATGTTTCCCCATGGGAGAAGTATAAGATTGCTGCAGCAGAAGAATCAAAAAATTCTGGAGTTATAAGCACAGACAATCTTGCATCAAGTAATTTGGTTCAAGGTATGGGATCTGTTGCAGATGGTGTAATTGGAGCAACACAAGTTGAGCGTACACCAGAAAAACCTGCTGCTACTCCACAAAAGAAAACAGTTGCTGTACACTCTACAAAGAATGTAAGCCTGCCAGGAGTAGGTAAGGTATATCGTGGTTACAATATTGTAACACCAGATCAAGCAGAAGCATGGCTTAAGAGAAGTCATATTCGTCTTGCTACACCAGAAGAAGTAGCCAAGGAGTTTGGTCGCTAAATGGAAGTATTGAGAGTTCCACCTTATCCTTTAACAACTACATGGAATTTGCCTATCGCAAATTATGAGTACATTGTTTATATTGAGGATTTGGTGGACCACTCAGTTCAAGAAGTTAATATATCTTCAGATGCAAATGGTAAATTAGTTTATGAATTACCACTTGAAAAAGTACAATTTGATCGTGACTTTTTAATTAGATTTTATGATACAGAACATGAACACATTTTATATGAAGAAAATTTAACAATAACAAGACCATATGTAGATCCATCAGGTTATGGAACAACGGCATCTGATGTTGCTAAGTATAAGCAGTATGAGTTAATTGCAAGATCAATGATTGATACATATGTTGGAGATGGTTTTTATAACCATAAACTTGTACTAAATGTTGTTGGTCAAGGAACAGATTATTTACCAATTTGGCATGACTCTAATAGAGTTTTAAAAGTTTATGAAAATAATGTTTTAGTTTATGATATAGAAAATGCAGAAGATTATGAGTATGCATATCATATTTTATTAGACAACTCTGCAATATACAGAGAAGAAGTTTTAACAGCAGCAAACGAAAGAAATAGATTAGAGTTTAATCCACCAAAAACAACAACAGCACATGGCGACCTAGGTTTTGTCGGATACCATATTGGAGATTTTCCACAGGGATTTGACTATACAATTGTGTTAGATGTTGGATATCGTGCTATTCCACCAGATGTTGAGGCAGCAACAAGAATGCTTATTGAAGATATAGATTGTGGTAAATTAGATTACTACAAGAGATACATTAATGCATATAATACAGATCAGTTTAGAATTCAGTTTGATAAAGGTATGACATCTGGTACAGGCAATATGATGGTTGATAGAATTTTAGACAAATATGTTAAGGTCATAACTAAACCAGGAGTTTTATAATGGTAATATGCGAAACTCCAGACTTCGCATTTCCAATGCAAGCAGATGTTTATCACCCAATAGTTGAACAAGGTGCGTATGGTAATGTTAAAAAGACCTGGGTTTTAGATCGAACTATTGCCTGTTCATTTGCATCAGCAGGAACAGCATTTAAGGAAGAGGTAACTCCTAATCTTAATATTACACAAAATAAGGTACTACTTGGAAGATGCAAAACAGATATTAGAATTTCTAGTCTTGAAGCAAGATCATCTATTACAAATGTTATTATTACAAATATTAAAGATCAAAACTGTAATGATATTTATATTGAAACATCAGGACCCCGTTCTGGCAAGGCTACAATATTTGAAGTAGCAACACAAGAGCCATTTTCTGGGCCATTCGGTAATATTGAATATTATAAGTTAGTAATTCGTAGATCAGAAAATCAGGCGGTAGATATATGAGAGCCGTATTTGAGTCTAAGAAGTTTAGAAAAGATATGAAGAATCTAATAAATTATTCTATAGGATTTCTTGATGGCATGCAGGCTGGCAAACAAAAGTTTTTGGTTAATCTTGGTATGGATGTATCTGAAATGGCATCACAATTTATAGATGCAAATGCAAGAGTTAGTCCACAAACATTGCACCATGTATATGAATGGTATCAGGTTGGAAGTCCAAACGCTAGATTGTTTGATATAGATTATACTGTTAATAGAAATGGCGTTTCATTTATTTCTTCTTTTACTCAGTCGGCAACTATACAGCACGGATCTAATACACCATTTAGAGAGAAAGCATCAATAATGGAAAATGGAATAAGCGTTACAATTAAACCAAAGAATTCTGATGTGTTAAGGTTTGAAGACAACGGAGATATTATCTATACAAAGAAGCAGGTTGTTGTAAATAATCCTGGCGGAATTACAAGGGGACAGTTTCAACAAACATTTGAGTTATTTTTTGGTAATTATTTTACGCAAGCATTTTTAAAGAATAGTGGATTACGAGATTATTTTGCTAGACCAAAAAGTTATAAAAAGAATCTTGCTGCGGGAGTTAAGGGTGGCAAGACTGTCGGATATCAAACAGGATATAGGTGGGTTGCTAATGCAGGGGCGATGATACGATAATGGCTATTTCATATCCACCAATATTTGTTAATGATTATTTGGCAGAAAAAGTTGCTAATGACTCTAGGTTTTCTTTTGCTATACCATTTTTCCCATCTGCTCCAAATGCAATTGATCAGTTAACAGAACAATTTCCAGAGGGTATGTTCTGTGTTTTTGATAGAATGTTTAGAATGAGAAGAAATGCTTTTCCTCATATAAAAGACGAACAATTATTATATTATTTTTATAAAACATCAGGGGACCCAGAATTATTAATAGAGACCACACAACTAGTTCAAGACCTGCTAGATCGTGGAGACGAATCTGCCCGAGAAGTTAATACATGGCTACAAGGTAAACTCAATGAAAATGGAGTCTATGTAAAGGCAGATAAAGAGTTTCTTCCAGTATACTTTCATGAGTTTAATATATATCAGTTAGAAGAGGTTCGGGATCTTATAGACTTCGGTACTGCCAGAACCTATGCAGGAAATAAGATAATTATCAGTTATTGCTACCATTCCATAGGTGAAGGTAAAAAGGTAGTAGATGGTCAAGAAAAACGCACATATAATGGAACAATAATTTCATAAAAAGGCTGTATACTTGTCAATGAGGAAACACGCCTTTTTATTCTATAGAAAAAAAAAGAGGTGAAATTATGGCTCTAGGTAGTAGCAGTAATATTATCGTTGGTGCAGCGCAGGTCTGGGTATTTAACGGAACTATGGCAGAATCAGATTTGCCAGCATACGCTAACGGTACAAAATACGCAACAACACTTGACGCAACAGAAGGCTTCCGTAACGTCGGTTACACAATGAATGGTTTGGAAATTCAGTTCCAACCAGACTTTGGTGAAGTCGCAGTTGATCAGGTCCTTGACGTCGCTAAGTTGTTCAAGCAAGGTATGCAGGTAAATCTAAATACCACATTTGCTGAATCAACTTTGGAAAATCTTCTCGTTGCAATTGCTGGATCTGAAACAGATCTAAGCGCTGTAGCAGGAAATCCAACTCTCAACTTGAAGGCAGGAACACTAGGTGAATGCCCAATTGAGCGAGGCATCGTCGCAGTAGGTCCTGGAACAGGTGATTGTGAGGAAGGTTCAAACTTGGAACGCATTTACGCAGCATATCGTGCACTTTCAATTGAAAATGTATCGGTAACAGCAAAGCGTGATGAAGCAACAATGTTTGAAGTCTCATTCCGTCTGCTTCCAAACGACCTTGGATCTTATGGTAAGATCGTAGATCGTACAGTAACAGACTAATACAACTTAATAAAATCAGAAGGCTCAGTCATATTTGAAAAGGCTGGGCCTTTCTGTTTGCTATAATAAAGATATGGCAACTGAAATTTATAAAACAAAAGATATTATTTTATCCGACGGCACTGTTGTTGAAATTTCTCCATTAAAAATAAAATACTTAAGAAAAATAATGGACAGTTTTGAAAATGTAAAAAATGCTAAAGGTGATCTTGCTGCTATTTCTGCATTGACAGAATGTGCAAGAATCTGCATGGAACAGTTTAAGCCAGAAATTGCGGTAAGCGTAGAAGTACTAGAAGATAATGTTAGCCTAGATACTATCTATGACATATTAGATATTGGTGCAGGAATTAAACTTAAAAAAGATTCAGAAGAAAGTGTAAAAGATCAGGCACAAAAGAGTGGATCAACATGGGAAGAATTGGATATAGCAAAGTTAGAGTCTGAGGTTTTTCTTTTGGGCATATGGAAAAACTATGATGAATTAGAAAGATCTTTGGCCTTGCCAGAATTAATGTCATTGCTATCACAAAAACGAGAAAGTGATTATGATAATAAAAAGTTTTTTGCTGCCATCCAGGGTATAGATTTAGACAAGAATGTTAAGAAAACTAACGCATGGGAAGACATGAAGGCCAGGGTATTTAGTAAGGGTCAAGCAAAAGACTCTAGCGATATCCTAGCATTACAAGGTATAAATGCACAGCAAGCAGGGTTTGGTATAGGCTTAGGCCTAGACTATGAACAAGTCAAAAGTTAAAAATACAAGTCGACTATGGTATAATTAATCAATCTATTCTCAGGAGGAATAATGAGTTCAAAAAATAATGTTCAATCTAAGAACGAACTATCTTTAATTGATGGCACCAAATTTGAGGTCAAGCCACTAAAGATTTCTCTACTAAAACCATTTCTAGAACGATTCGGTGAATTGGCTAATGTAGCAGATGATAATACAAAATCAATGGATGTATTGTTAGACTGTGTTCAGATTGCGTTTAAACAATATCTTCCAGCAGTAGCAGACAATAGAGAGATCGTTGAGGAAAACCTTGATCTTCCTACTGTCTATAAGATTATTGATGCTGCTTCAGGTATGTCGTTGTCTGAATCAACAGGGTTTTTAAATTCAGTTAAATAATTAAACATTGGGGGTGTCATGATTGGCTGATGATGTAAGCGCAAATATTAATGTCAATTTTGACACACGAGATGCGCTAAGGCAATTACGAGCATTACAGGCTCAACTAAGTCGATTTAACCAGGCTTTAACTCAGGGCAATGTCGCAGCAATGAATGCCCAAAAGGGCCTGACAGATCAACTTATCCAATCAATCAATGCCACTGGTAAATTTGTTGCATCTCAAAAAGAAATTGCAACAAGTACTAAGGGTTTTACAGATGCCCTAGAAAAAAATAAATTATCTCTTAAAGAATATTTTAGATATACTGCTGCTGCAGCAACTGCAGATACAAAGGTTTTTAGTCGTGCCTTTGCAGCAGAAAGAGAAGTATTAAATCGTGCTCGTAGAGACCGTGTAAAACTATTACAATCTCAATATGTTCAGTTAACCAATGCCAATGGCGACTTAGTCAAAGTTTTGCAGGTAGTTCCAAAACACCTTGAAATGGTTAATGGCAGATATGCTGACTATGCTACTAGAGTTCAGATGGCTGCTCAAAGACAGCAATTTCTAAATCAACTACTTAAACAAGGTTCTACACAACTATTAAATTTTGGTAAGAATACACAGTGGGCTGGCCGTCAGTTGATGGTTGGTTTGACAATACCATTAACAATGTTTGGAACTGCAGCATCCAGAGCCTTTATGGATATGGAACAGGCTGTTATTAAGTTCTCACGAGTTTATGGAGATATGCTCACATCAACTGAGTCAACAGATAAAGCAATTGCTAACATTAAAAGACTTGGACTTGAATTTACAAAATATGGAATTGCAGTTAAAGATACTGTTGATCTAGCATCACAAGCAGCAGCAATGGGTCTTGTTGGAGATGCACTTGAAGCACAGGTAAGACAAGCAACAAGATTATCTGTGTTAGGTCAAGTAGAACAGCAACAAGCATTAGAGACAACAATATCTTTACAAAATGCTTTTGGTATCTCAAGTGAACAATTAGCACAAAAAATTAATTTCCTTAACGCAGTTGAAAACCAAACTGTTCTTTCTATTGAAGATTTAACTATTGCTATTCCAAAGGCTGGACCAGTTGTTAAACAACTTGGAGGATCTGTAGAAGATCTTGCATTCTTTATGACTGCTATGAAAGAAGGCGGAATTAATGCATCAGAAGGTGCTAACGCACTTAAGTCAGGTCTTGCATCATTAATTAATCCAAGCAAAAAGTCTTCTGAGTTTTTAGCAGAACTTGGAATTAATATAAAAGGAATTGTTGAAGCAAATGCTGGAGATCTTAAAGGCACAGTTGTTGGATTTGCTAGAGCATTAGATACACTTGATCCACTTAATCGTGCTCGTGCTATTGAACAACTATTTGGTAAATTCCAATTTGCTCGTCTGTCTACATTATTTCAAAATGTCTCTAAGGGTGGAACACAGGCAGCAAGAGCATTTGATTTGGCTGGTGCATCAGTAGAAGAACTAGCAATTTTATCTGAGCGAGAATTGGCAAAGGTAGAAAATGCTGTTGGTGTTAAATTTAAGAAAACATTAGAACAGTTAAAATTAGAATTAATTCCAGTAGGCAAGGCATTCCTAGAAGCAGTCACTCCAATAGTAAAATTTGTTGGCGATATTCTTAAAAAGTTTAATGGACTAAGCGATGGAACAAAAAAGATAGTAACTGTTATAACTGGTGTCCTTGGAGTAATTGCTCCAGTCGCACTTATGTCAATTGGTCTTGTTGCTAACGGAGTTGCTAACCTTGTTAAATTCTTTGCAATGCTTCGTGGCGGTATGGCCAAACTTAATGGGCAAAACCAAGTTCTTGGTGGAGGATTTGATTATTTAACACAACAAGAAATAGAAAATTTAGCAGAAACAAATGCTCTTCATACATCTCATAGAAATCTTATAGCAACATTTAATGTTGAGGCTGCAGCAGCAGAGGCTTTGGCAAGAGCATATGCAAATGCTTCTTCTCAAGCACGAGCCTTAGCAGCATCGTCTCCAGGATTATTTAATGCAGCGCCAGGTGTACAAGCAGTAACTCCTCCAAAGATTCCTGGATATGCAGATGGTGTAGTTAGTGTTCCTGGAACAGGTAATGGAGATACAGTTCCAGCAATGCTTACTCCAGGAGAGACGGTAGTATCAAAAGAAAATACACAAAAATATGGACCACTACTTCAAGCAATTGCAACAGATTCTGTTCCTGGGTATAAAAAAGGAAGATATGATCTTGCTGCTACTCAGACAGATAGATCTTTTGCAAGTGCAACTGTTAAGCCTGGAGCAACACAAGATTTTATAATTAATGAATTAGGAAGAATTAGAAACCTAACAGATAGTGATTTAATTTATTATGCTAAAACAACTGGCAAGGTTTTAACAGATACAAGCAGAGAAAGTTTGGATCAATTAAAAGAAGTAGTTATATCTGAGTTTAAGGATATTGTCACAGAGGCACAAGCAACATTTGGCGGTAAGTTAACAGATGTTAAGATTGAAGCAGTCGGCAAAAGATATGATGCAGAAAGAGGCTACAGCAGAATGGGTGCTTATGCACCTCAATTTGACCAGCAGGAAAGAGGTCAGTTCTCACATGTTGGAGCAGGAGTATCGGCACCATTAGATGAAATAACATCACTAGTAAACGTAACAAATAAAAAGATATTAGATGAAATTAGTTTAACAGTTAATGCTCTAAAGGCTGCAGGGCAAGAACTTCCAGAAGCAAGAGCAGTTAGTTTATCTGCGTATGATGCTCCAGGATACATCAACCGTGTTATGGCATCAAAGAGCAAAGAGGGTCAGGCAAACTTTGAAGCGCCTTGGTCACTTGAAAATCAGTCTGGTAGAGGTATGCCAGTCATTGATGCATTTATGGAATCTTTCGAAAGAGATGGCGCAGAAAAATGGAAGAGAACCACAGATGCATTTGGAATTACATTTGATAAGGTTTCTGCAGAATTTAAACAGTATGACGATAATCTTTTGGCTAGAATTCAGCAATGGAAGGCTCAAAACCCAGACGGCTTCTTTAATGATGAGGTATTCTCACAGTTAGAGGCGGAGGTCAGACAAACTGCTCCAATACAAGTAAGACAAATAATGGATGCTGCAGATAATATTCTGACAGCAATCAGAGTACCACTTACAGATGCACAAGCAAAAATTGTACAACAAGCAGCAGAGGTACAAGGTATAGATGTTGGCATTGTTGAAGGCTCTACTGGAAATAGAAAGGCTGGAAATAAAGAGGCAAGAACTGCTACCTCTGGAATGGGAACATTTGATGCTCCTGGATCAACTAATACACCAAAGTCAATTGCCAGACAGGTTAGAGAAGACTTAGAATCAGCAGAAGCAATTGCAGAAACTAACTCTCCATCAAAGAGAACCGAAAGACTTGGAAAAGATATTGGTGATGGCTTGGTTCAGGGATTACAGCAAAAAGAAGCGGAAGTTAAATCTCAAGCAGATAGGTTAGCAGATGCTGGAGTTCCTAGAAAAACTGCTGCACAAACACAAGCAAAAATTGAAAAGATGGATCTTGGAAATAAAGCATTTTATGATGACATTAATACTCCAGAATTAAGAGATCAAAGACAAATATTAAAATCTTTAGACAGACAGCGTAGAAAGAAGGGCGTTGGCAAAGGTAAAGTTGAGTTAGCAAAACAAGAAGCCTATTCTTCTGCAGATGATAAAGAATTACAAGTATTAATTCAGGCAGATATAGAGGCAACAAAGCAAAGACAAAAGGCTTCTGAGGAGGCAGCACAATCACAAACTGAACTTGCTGCAACTGTTAAAGATAATAGAGATATTAATGTTAAGATTAAAGGCAATGAGATTAATATCCAGCAAGGAACAGAAGAGCAGGCTGAAACACAAGAACAAATAACTGCTGCAAAACAAGAACAACTTGTTGCTGCTGAAAATGGTAATGTTGTAACAAATCAAACAACAGCAACATTAACAGAAATGGATGCTGCAACAAAAACAAATGTAGATGCTACGCAGGGTATTCAGGAAGATTTAATCACACAAGAGCAACTTAGTGAGGCTATAACTCAAACAGAACAAGAGAGAGCAGCAACAGTAGAGCAAATTCAAAATGTTGAAGAACAAACATTACAAGAAAAAATAAAAGAGCGCAATGCTGCAGAACAAAATGCACAACAAGAAATGAATGATGCATCAATACCAAATGCCCCTCAGTCTAAAAATGTTCTTGATCTTAATGATGCGTTAGAAGAATCTGAAAACTATTTAAGAGATGAAAATGGACAGATTGTCATGGGTAGCGATGGCAATCCAAAGAAAGATAAAAGAATTATTAGAGGAAAGAGAAGAGAAAAGGTAGGTAGGTTTGCTGGTAAGGCCTCTGGTGCTTTAGGTATGGCAACAGTTGCAGCAGGAATGATGGGTGCCCCACCTCAAGTTACTGCAGCACTTGGAACAGCAAGTATGGTTGCACAATTTGCGCCAATGCTTGCTGGAATGGGTCCAGTTGGTTGGGCAGCAGCAGGTATTATGGCTGTTGGTGCTGGTGCATATATGCTTAATAAACATTTTAATAAAATGGCTGCAGAGGCTGGTAAATTCGTAATTGCATCATCTGCAACAAGAGAATCTATGAAAAAGATGGGAGAACTCACTGGAAAGGTGGGAGCCTCTCAAATTATGGATAAAAGACGACAGGGTTCTCAATATGGCAAATATACAGAAAACTTTAAGGCTGAGACAACATTTGGAAATAAATTCCTGGGAGAGCAATTAGGAAAAGATGAAATGGCTACCTTTAAAAAGAATATGACTGACTTTTCTAAAAATAAAGCAGTTGATGACTTTGCATTAAAACTTGCTACGCAGGTTGCAGATGGTGTTTTATCTACAGAGCAGGCACATAGTATTGGCGCAGCATTAGCCTTATCTCTTGGTGATCAATCAATAGAAATGGGTATTAGTGGAAGGCTTGGAGTTTTACTTGGACCTAATGGAGAAAATCTATTAAAAGAACCATTAAAAACAAGAATGGGTATTGTTGCAAATGCTGTCGGCAAGCAGGCAAATGTTGAAAGAGATATTGAAAACAAGAGAGAAACTGGTGAGTCAGCAAGAAAAGATATAGGCGCATTGGCAGCCCTTAATATGACAAACTTAGAATTAATTACCATGATTGGTGATCAGACACAACTTGCTTATGAAACCGAAAAGAAAAAACTAGAAACTCAGATAGCAGGAACAACAGATTTACAGAAAAAAATACAACTACAAACTCAACTTGATACATTAAATAAACAAAATGTTAAGGATCAAGCAACGATTAATGCTCAGGTAATTGGACAAATACAAAGAATGGAAGCATCCTTTGCAAAGGTTTATAGCGATTCCGTTTGGGGCAGTCAAGCAATGCGAGAAGATGCTTACTTTGATTCTTCAAGAGGAACTGTTGAGTCAATGTTTAAGGGAACAGATCAAGAAGAAGCATCTAAGACTTTCCTAAATCAGACAGAAGCAATAGGAGTTTCTTATGATAATAAAACAAACGCAGATGGAACTGCACTTAAAACAGGGTTTGGCACAGAGAAGGCAGCACAAACATTTGCAGCAAAAATGGAATTTATGGTAGGAAGTAAAATTTTGTCTCCTGAAGAAGCAAACAATTGGTTAAACTTGTTTGAGGGGGATCTTGCAAATCTAAATGCAATGATGACAATTGGTTTTAGAACACAGGGCGCTGGCAAAACAAAAGAATTAATAAATATGTTCACTGGCTTTAAAGATAAAAAAGTGGCAAAAACTGTTATTAATAATGTTATCTTAACAAAAACAGATCCTGCAGAATTTGATAAAACCATGGAAGCACTTAAGAGTTTGCAATCAATGGATGGATTTACTTTAGACATGGAAGTAGTACTAAAAGATCCTACTGCTCTTGCACGTATTCAAAAACAACTTGAAGAAATTGAAAAACTAAAAAATAATTCAAATTTTGATAAAATGGAAGGTGGTTTAGCAACTGGATCATTAGAAGAGGCAGAAAAGGCAGTTCCATCAATGAAGCCAGTCCTTGATAAGTTGAAAGCAGATACAGAAGAATTTGCTAAATTCTCAAAACTAGGTAGTGACGAAAGAACAGAATATTTACAAAAACTTGCACAACAGTATGAATATGAGCAAAAGGCAACAAAGGAACAATTAGCACAAGATGAAGAATATTATGTATCAAAACAACTTGGATTAAGAAATGATCTTTTATTAATGAGTGAAAGTTCACAGGTATATAAAGATGCAGTTGCTGACTTTAGAAGAGATTTCCAAGCAATGGATGCTGCAACTAGAGCACAGTATAAAATTAATACAGGAACAGTTGGAACAATTAATTCAAAAACAGGTACAGGCACCACACCAACTGGAGGAACGGGAAGCGACCCATTAGACTTCTTAGACGCACTAGCAATGAGAATTAAGAATGTTCGTGATGGAGCATTTGATGCTACAACACCACTCAAGTCTATGATTGCAGCGTTTACAAATAAGAAAGCCCAAAAAGATGCGTCTAGAATGTTTGATATATTTGATGGTTTACAACAAAGATTATTAAAGTTTAAGGCACCAAAAGAATTTAGAGACATGATTTATGGAATGTCTAATGAAGACTTTAAAAAGTTAGCAAATTTAAAGGGAGATAAACAATTATTTAAGTTTGCAGAAGGAAAGCCAAGAACAAAGGCTAATATAACTGGATTAACTAAATCTGGTCAGGCGGTTATGCAAACAATTCGTGAGGCAGATCTTGGCGACTATGCATTCCAGCAAGGTGATGAGGCATTACAAAATGTTAAAGATCAAAATTCAGCATACAAACAACTAGTTGAATCTGGAATGGATGTAAAGGATGCACTTAAGGTTATAGAAGATCAGGCAGTTGCTTCCGCTATTGCAGCAGGTGCATTAGGCAAAAAGGGATCTGCAGAAATGACTGCATTCGTTGCCAAGATAAATACGGCTAATGATGCGCTTGAAAAGCAGGCAGTTCTTAATGACTTAATTGCTAAGAATGCAGATTTTGAAATGTATAAGCAGATGCCAGAACTTGCGTCAAAAATGAAAGCACTTGGTTTATCAACAGAACAAATGGCAGCAGTTTTAGATGATCCAGCACTTGCTAAGGTATTAATAGAAGATCTTAAAGATGGAAAGATTGATGCAAAGGCAATAGCAGACTACCTAAACTCTATTGAAGAAAAGAAAGTTATTGATATTCAAGTTAAAATGAATCAGGGAGATTTTGCGGGTGCTGCAGCATCTGGAAGAGATATTGTTGATCAAATGTTTGATATTCAAGAAAGAATGATTAGAACTGGTGCTGATCCAAGAAGCACTAAGACGGTTGATACCATGAAAGCAAATGAAAAAGCAATTAAGGCTGCAGAAAAAGAAGCAAGAGTGTTTAGAAAACAAATTGAAGATATTAATGAAGAAATTGCTAAGGCTCAACGTGATATTGAAATCAATTATACTCGTCCAATTGAAGATGCGACAGAAAAAGTAAATGATCTTAACAGAGCGCTAGAGGTAGGTGGAGAGTATCAAATAGGCGATAAAAAGATGACTCTTGACTTTAAGTTAAGTAATAGATATATGGAACAACTTAATGCCGAGTCTGGAAAACTTTCAAATGATTTAACAGTTATTGGTCATCAAGAAGATGAAATTAATAAGAAATATGACAAGCAGGTAGAGGCATTAACTAAAGTAAATCAGATTAATAGTGAAATTGCTAAACAACAACAAAATCAATTAACCCTAGCCGATGCATTATCTCAAGGAGATATAGCAGCAGCAGCCCGTGCTGCACAACAAAGCAGGGCAGACTCTATATCGCTTGCTGGAGACCAAGCAATGGCTGCTTTGGAGGCAGGAAGAAAGAATGAACTTGATGCTTTAGTTGGACCAGAAAGTGGACTGACTAAAGAACAGATTAATGAAAGACAATATCAAATACAGCAAGAGATTTATAGAATTGAAACAAGTCCAGAGCGTCTTGCAATAAAGGCTGAACAACTTAGACTTGAAGATGAGATTTATAAACTTGAAGAAGGTCGTGAGGCTGCACTATTAAGAATTAGAGAAAAAGAAGATAAGATTTATGAAATTCAAGAAAAACAATTAAAGCCACTAGAAAAGAAGATTGAAGATTTGACCTATGCAAACCAACTACTACAAGAAGAAATAGATGCTATGGTAGAAGGAATTACTGTTATGGGAATGACTAGAGATGAATGGGAAAGAATGAAAACTAAAATTGATGCTTCTTCTTTAGCATCACAAAACTTTACTGCAGCACTTGCTGGATTGCTTGCAGCAGTTAATAAAATTAACTCTGCCTGGGATTCTATTATTGCTAAAATTCAATCTTATTCTAGCCTAACTTCTTCAACAACTGCACCAATTGTAAAGCAGGCAGAAGATATAGTAAAGGCTACAGATAAAAGCACTGCTGATGCCAAAACTGTGGTAGATGCTGCAGCAAATCTTGCAAATGCTCAGGCATATGTAAATAAGTTAAACGCAGATGCTAAGACAGCAAGTGGAAGAAATTATGTAACAGATGCTCAAATGGATAGAGCACTTGCAGCAGCAGACAATAAGTTTGGTACAAACCTATATGGAGGCGCAAATCCATATTACTCAAAGGCTCCAGTTGTTGACGAACAAACTAAGATTGCTGCAATGAGAGATGCACAGAGAGCAGCGTCAAGTGTAAATATGAATACATATGGATCAATGAGAGCAAAATCTAGCGGTGGATTAATTGAATATATGTCAAAGGGTGGTTTATTTAGACCGATAAACACTGATACAGTACCCGCAATGCTAACTCCTGGTGAATTTATTATGAGTAGATATGCAGTTAATTCTTATGGGCTAGACAAAATGAGAGCAATTAATAATGGAGATTCAGTTGGTGACTCAGTGTATAATTATAGTATTAGTGTCAATGTTCAGTCTGATGCAAACCCTGACGAAATCGCAAGGGTAGTTATGAATCAGATTAGACAAGTGGATTCAAAGAGATTAAGAGGAGCAGTTATATAATGTCAACAGTACCGTATATGTCGGGTAGGAAAAAATACCAAAGACCACAAGCAATGCTATGGTCTGACAATTCTGGTACTCTAGTGGAAGATCCTAATAGTACAACAATACCAAAAGAAAAATTTTATGTTCCTAATGGTTTGGAAATTGGACAAGATCCTGGGGAAGAGTCTGATCCAAAAGAATATGATCAGTTTTTAATTCTGTCTGACGATAACAGACAACCACTTTCGTTTTCTACTAACCGCATAGAAGTAAAGCAAAGAATGATTAATGGAAGAATGCGTTCGTACCATGTTGCCGATAAGTTAACATTATCTACATCATGGGAGAAGTTACCATCAAGATCATTTGATACCCCTGGATATTTTAATCCAGTAACTGGAAAACCAGCACCATCGTCTTTGGTTGGAACACAATACACAACTGATGGCGGTGCAGGAGGAGTTGAACTTTTAGATTGGTATGAAAGCCATCAGGGTCCATTCTGGGTATATCTTGCATACGACAAATATTCTAATTTCAAAAAGTATGATAATTCGTATGGGCATCTGCATCAATATAACCAATTAATACAAATGTATTTTACTAACTTCACATATTCTGTTGAAAAGCGTGGTCCTGATTTTGATTTTTGGAATATTCAAGTAACGCTAGAAGAGGTATAGTGTGTGGCAAGAAGACGATCTTAAAGCGCATTTAGAAACATCTGCAACAATCAGAAATCAATCCGCAATTATTGCGGAATGGAACATGAATATACCAAATAATATTTTTAAGATTGGTAATTATAGATATAGACCTTCTTCTGATATTACAAATAAATATTTTCAACTTCCAAACACATTTGACAAAGACGACAATGGTTTAT